CAGCGACTTGACCAACTTTTTATAGTTAAGTTTTCATAAGCACTTCTTAATATAAGTTATTGATTTACAGACGATTAAATATTAATTTAACGCAGTATTGATTAAAGAAAGATGGTATATAATATGTTGAATCCTGTCGAGCTAGAAAAGTTCGAGGAACGAGCCAAGGCAATGATAGCCAAAGCTAAGAAACTACAAGGTGATTATTATAATGAGAAATTCTTTGTTGTTGACCTTAAAGAGAGACAACAATCTAGGACAATCCAGCAGAATGCTTATCTGTGGGTAACAATCACTTACGTAGCTATCGAAGAAGGATATACTAAGGACTATATCGAACAAGAGTTCAAACGTGTAAATAAGGATGTTTTTCTTAGGGAGCGTGAGAATAAGCAAGGCAAGACCTTCCAATATTGGAGGCACATACCAGACCTTGACAAAGAAGAAATGTCTTTATGTATAGACCGATGGCTTCATCATTGCTCTATGGAAAGAGGATTATACATACCGACCCCACAAGACCATGCTTATATGGTATGGCAGACACAGGTGGAGAGGCAAGCAGAATTAAACAAAGAGTTTCTATAGAATGCTTGGTGTCGTAGCTCAGTTGGATAGAGCAAATGTTTCCTAAACATTAGGTCGTGAGTTCAAGCCCCACCGATACCACATTCTCTAACATAAAAAACAAAGAATATGAAATCATTAACAGGAAAGTATTTTATCGTAGGTGTTCGTTATGAGAAGACTTTAGAGGATGGAACGAACGCTAAGACTACAGAACAATATGTTGTAGATGCCTTGTCATGGTCAGAATGTGAGGCTAAGACAACCGAAGAAATGACAGTTTACACAAATGGTGACATGGAAATTGTTACTATGAAGAAAGCTAGTTTCTCAGAGTTGTTCCTTTCAGAAGTTGATAGTGAGGATAAATACTACGATTGCAGTATTAACATGATTACTATTGACGAAAAATCAGACAAAGAGAGAAAGACTAAGGTTCGTTATCTTGTGCAGGGTGATACCATTGAAAAGGCTCGCAAGAATGTTGATGAGATTATGGGTAAGACTATGATTGATTACAATATTACAAGTCTTAAGGAAACATCAATCATGGACGTATTCTTGCATATGGATAAACCAAAGGAGTAAAGCTTTTCATTTTTCTAAATATTTAACTGGTTTGAAATTCCCCTTATGGGGTGGTGCTGCTTAGTTCAATGGTAGAACGTCCGCCCAAATCGGAAAAAGGTTGTGGGTTCGACCCCCACAGCAGCAACTATGACTTTTGGTTTGATAAAGGATAAAGATTATGGGATATTATGATAGATTTAACAAAGGAGGAAAGAAGCCTAAACACCAAAGGAGCGAGAAGCAAAAGTGGGTTGATAAGTTAGATAGACTTATGTCGGTTTATATCCGCATGAGAGACTCTAGAGAGTTTCACTATAAGTACTTCAGATGTATCAGTTGTGGACGAATATTGCCAATCGACCAAGCCGACAATGGGCATTATTGCGGACGAACTCATATGAGTTTGCGCTTTGATACACGTAATCAGAATGCGGAATGCAAACGATGCAACAGATTCTCTTCTGATCATCTTATCGGTTATAGAAAGAATTTAGTAATGAAGCTAGGAAGATTGGCTTATCTGCAAAAGCATCCTCACATTCCTTTGGATATGGATGAAGTAAAACGACTTGGTGAGCAGCAAGTTGATTTATTGGAGGTAATGAAACATCAAGCAAAGAACTGGTCTGTGTTTGAATTACAAGAACTCTACAAATACTATGCGGCTCTTATTCTGAAAATGAATGAAGAAAAAGATAATGAATAAAGTTTAAAGTATGTTATATAATAAACAAGAAACACTAAAACGTTTGCATTATTAAATTATTCTTTGTATCTTTGCAATCGTATTCGGTGAGACACACCATAAAAACTGTAAGGTCTTCTCTAAGGGCTTTTGTTATGCATAAGACTTGTGCATTCCTATATAGTAACAAAAGTGATTTCATATTATTTGTGAAATGAAGTTTAAATTAAGACCATATCAAGAAGAGGCAAGCAAGAAGGCTGTTGAGTTTTTCTTGGATAAGAAGAAAAACTGGAACGCTCTGGAAGTGCTTCCTACTGCATCGGGCAAATCATTGATTTTGGCAGATATAGCTGCTAGGCTCAAGGATAAAGTGCTTGTGTTCTCTCCTACTAAGGAGATTTTGGAACAAAACTACAAGAAGTATTGTTCTTATGGATTTGATAATGCCAGCATCTATTCCGCTAGCTTTAAATCAAAAGAAATCAGCGATGTTACTTTTGCTACAATTGGTAGCGTGAAAGGACATCCCGAATTGTTTACAGACTTTAAATACATATTAATTGATGAGGTTCATTTAGTAAAACCTGAATCCGGCATGTATAAGGAGTTTCTTGATAAATTAAAGAGTAAGGTCATAGGTTTAACCGCAACACCTTTCCGTTTGTATTCCTATCAGAACTATGGTAGCATACTGAAGTTTCTGACAAGAAGTAGAGACAAGATTTTCAAGGAGCTTATTTACTATGTTCAAGTTGAGGATATGGCAAAAAACGGATATATCTGTCTTCCGAACTATTACAAATGCCCGCCACCACAATGGAACGAAGGAAACTTGCAGCTCAATTCAACTTGCCGTGATTACACTGACCAAAGTGTCAAGCAAGAATATGAACGTGTAGATTTGTACGGATGGCTAGTTAGTGTTGTTAAAAGATTGCTTAATCCTAAACGAGGTGGACAGCGTAAAGGTATCTTGGTTTTTACGAAGTTCGTTAAGGAAGCTCAGAAGCTGACATATTCCATACCTAACTGCGAAATGGTTTGCGGAGAGACTCCTCCAAAAGAACGTGAAGCAATCATCGAGCGTTTCCGCAATGGGCAGACTAAAGTATTGGTAAATAGTCAAATATTAGTCGTAGGTTTTGACTATCCGGAGTTAGATACGGTCGTGTATGCAAAGCCAACACGCTCATTAGCGCAATACTATCAAGTTGTAGGAAGACTTCTTAGACTATCAAAAGGGAAACAGCCTTGGTTTGTTGACCTCTGCGGTACTTATGAGAGGTTCGGGAAGGTTGAAGACTTGAAATTGCTAGATCAAAACGGCAAAGGAAAGTGGGTAATAATGAGTGGAAATAAACAATTAACAAATACATTCTTTTAAGATATGGTAGTAAAATTAGATGAAAAAGCATGTAGCTTGGATGCTGATGAATTAGTCGCTTTCGTCCGTTTGTCATTTAATGCTGACAAAGACGGATATGTATATGGAAGCAACAAAGAATTATCGGAAAAGATAGGCATGTCGGTGGCAAAGGTAAAAAAAACTATTGAGGGGCTATTTGAGAAACAAATGTTATCTATCGGTAGCGGAAAAGTCTTTATTTGGAAGCATGAAGACAACATAGAATTTGCTGAAGGTGAAGAATCTAAACCACACAAGAACGAACCAGAACGAATAGCATTGAACAACGTCCCTAGTGTACAACAAGTGGATGATAAAGCAAAGAAGGTTTGCGAATATTTCAATAAGGTTATCGTTGGAAGAGGAATGCCTCTTGTTCATGCCCTGACTTCGAAGAGAAAGTCAATGATTAATTCACGGCTTAAAGAATATGGGAGTGAGCAGATGAAACTTGTGATAGATAAAGCAGCCGCATCTGCATTTCTTAATGGTAGCAATGGGTGGATGGCAAGTTTTGATTGGATTATGAGACCAAACAATTTCGTTAAAGTATTGGAAGGAAATTATGATGACAGAAAGCAAGGAACTAATAAAGATGCAGAGCAAGGCTATTATCAAGAGTCAGCCAACCTCGTGCAGCGTCTCAATCAACAGAGAAAAGCAACGAATATTCAATGAGTATGGAACGTTCGATGACATTCTAATGTCTTTCTCTCCATCAAGCCAAGTAGGTAGTAAGATGCCTATCGGAAAAGCTTTTAAGAGCAACGCACCAACACTAACCTATCTTGACCTGTGTTATGGAGAAGGAAGTGCAATAACATGGCTTGTAGCATGGATTTCTGATGTCTATGGTATTTGTGGCTTTGTTAATAATGAGGTTACGGACAATATTAAGATAATGACAGCGAATGCTATAAAGGATGAGTATTATTTCCTTAATCTGAATGAACTGATTACTTTCTTCAAGATGTTTATTGCCGGAAAGTTTGAAAAGTTCTACAAGAAGCCAAATCCGCAAGTTATAACAAAGAGCTTGAATACTTTTTGCTCCCATCGCATAGATGCCATAAAATCTGTAGAGGCAAATATACAGAGAGAAAAGGAGGCTAAAGAGGATGAGACTATCAAGCTAAATGCCATCACTTATGAAGAATGGTCAGCAAGAAAAAAAGCTAAAGGCGAGGAAGTTAATCTGGAACTTATTGAAGACGAGAAAGGCAACAAGCTTTTTCGGATTAAAGCCCCTAAAACAGATGCTCGGTTAGACTCGGCTTATATGATAGTCAAGAATACAACAAATGCAGATTTCAATGCTTTAAGCAAGCTGAGGGATTGCTTTATCAAGAAATATGATATAGACCCATACGACTTGATTAGAAGTTTAGGGAATAAAAAACTTAGAGAATATGAAGAAAGAAGAAATTGTCAAGGCAATCATTAAGAACCTTAGAGATGTAAATGGCAAGAAGTTCCGTAAGGATGATGTTCAAGCCATTGTGAATTTTTTTATAGACCTCACCAAGCAGTCGTTACGTAATAGAGATAGAGTAACAATACGTAGCTTTGGAACGTTTGTGGTACGACACAAAAATTCCAAGCCAATCAATTGCGTGCGAACAGGAGAGAGAACGATGACTAGGGAGAAAGACCATGTGGCTTTCATCCCCTCTAATGATTTTGATTTAGATTCAATAGTATAAAAAAATGGAGATAGCAGAAATAGAACAGATTATAGAGGCTTGCAACTTCGATGTTGCTAGCCAGACCCAAATGGCTGAAACATTCAACGTAATTGACGCTATTGTAGAAATGCGCAAATATGAAGGTCGTTTCAACGCCAAACGTTGGGAATATGAAAATGTTAATGGACGAGATACAATAGAAATATATTCTAAACTCGTTGCCGGAACTCTAGAGGACAAATTAGCAGAGTTTGCTATTACATTATTCTCAATGGCCAATAAGTACAAGATGAATGTCAAATCGTTGAGGCTAGACCCAGACTCAATGAGAGACCGTTCCTTTGAAGACTTGATGATGTCTATGCTGAAGATAGAAATGACGCATTACCGAGTATTCAAGAAGATCATAATATTGATTGGCATGCTTTGCGGATATTGTATGATGAACGGAATTGATTTGTTGTGGTTCGTAAATAAGAGACTTTTGATAAACATTAAATAGGCTAAAATATGAAGAAGTTAAAGTTAGTTTTTACGAGTACGGATTTCGCATCTTATACGAAGAGAACTATGGGTATGTTATGCAAGGTTCTGCTACGAATTCCTTACCTTGTACTTGTAGGCATAGTTAGTACAACATGCTGGGTTGCTAAGTGTATTGTAAAGTTCTGTAAAGAGAACACAAAGGTAGCGGTGATTATCGGTTTTGTTCTTTGCTTTATGGTTATGTTTGTTGAGTTTGTCTATTTTAAGATTAAACTTGCAAAGAGTTCGTATCAGACAAGTGAACTAATTAAGCGAAACTATGAGCTGGAGCAAACAGACAGATACGATATAGGCTTTCATGATGCGATGGCAAAGAACAAGGAAATGCTTACTCAAAATATTAAGCCATGACGGATGAATTTAAAAATGCCTTTACGAGGGCACAAGCCTTACAGAGAAGGTTTAACCCAGATTACATGAACTCCTTTTCGATAGCGATTAAATACGATAGCTATTACGAGGAATACATGGAGATTGAATTGAGAACAGATAATGATAAGTTCTTTATTTCTACATTGACATGCGTTTACGAAGAGGATTATACTTTGAGATTGGACGAATTAGAAAAAACAATAGACAAATTATTGACAGAAGAAGACAATGAATAAAAAAGTTATTTTTGTAAGCCTGTTGAATATTATAAGTATTCCATCGGGTAATGAACATCCGGTAGATATTACGGATTTTCAGCTAAAGCACGATTTCTTTAGAGCGTTGCAAGCAGATGATAATATAGTCCGTGTCAACATCTTAGGATATGACAAGAACCAAGCAATGTATTCAAGCGATATAACATTCGCAAAAATGGTATCGGTTATTACTTACGAAATTGCTATGTATGCTGATAAGGCGGTAGTTCCATATCGCTCTACTAATAATATTGATGATACTTTTGTTGATGCTGCAAAAAGCACCGAGAGTATAGAGTTTCTCAAAGACAAATCTAATTGGCTGATTATTGGCAATGATGATTTGGCTGATAAATTTGGGGTTGACAATATAACAATGGAGGATTTCGTCAATGGAGAACTTGGAGAATATTCTGAAGGAGCTAAGGCAGCAGAAAAGAGATAAACATATTAAACCGGAAATCTTGACCTTAGCAACCATAAATAATAGGTACGGAAAAGACCCGTTACCTGAGTTGCGTAATTTATGGGCAAAAGGACTGGTTAAGAATTGTAGAACTTTAAATGATTTAGGCTTTATATACAATGGATAAGGAGTTAACAAAAAAGTTAGTTGCACAAGGCAAGGCTTATGTACTTGACTTGCGAGGTGGTAGTGTCCCTTATAAGGAAGGTATTGCAGCGGCAGTTGATTTTTACTGCCCACAAGATGTAGTATTGAATATGCCTTGGGTGAAAATGGGTAGAGGTCATATCAATCTATCTTTAGGAATTGAACTTCCTAAAGGTGTTGGTTTGGATATTCGTTCACGTTCTGGCTTTACTGATAAAGGTATGCTTGTAGATGTTGCTTTTATTGACAAGAACGAAACACAAGTTGGTTACATGACTAATGTTAGAGCGGATATGGATATTTGTCTAAGTTTGGTCGATGAAGACTATAGGGACGATATTGGTGCGCTTTATAGAGTTAATTCCGACCGTTATATGCCGACAAAGGATAGCAAATTTAAACTAAATTCAGATTACGAATATTATGTTTTCGTAGTCAAGAAGGGTACTCGTATTTGTCAGGGTGCATTCCGCAAGGTAGAAAATCCAGATTGCATACTTGGAGAGTTGAATATGGAAAATAATCGTGGAGGAGGATACGGACATGGTGGAGCAAAATAACAATGGGTGTTGCGAATATGCTAACAAGTATATCTTTGAGATAAGACATTTGGCAGACATGATTGAATGCAAGGATAACGCCACTTTCGTTTCATCTCTAAGGGAGGACTTCGGAAAGCTCGGATTATTTTCAAGCGCAGCCAATTTCCTTCGTCTTATGTATGAGATTCGAGCATCTTCTGAAGACAAAGAAACCTTACGAAATCATATCAGCGTAATGGCGATGGAAGCCTTGCTTACGCTCTCTTGGTATATTGTTTCTGATTATAACGACATCATCTGGTCGCAAATCGAGCTTTTCAAAACCAAGAATAAGCGGTATGGAAACGCTTTCTCGGAATGTTTCTCTAAGGATGGTTATCCGTATGCATTCGGTCATTTGCAAGAGAAGATTAATCGTATTTGCTCTTTGCTTACTTTGAACGAGGATGCTAAAGAAGAACCTATTCTTGACAGCTATAAAGACTTGTTGGGTTATTGCATTTTAACTCTTATCGAAATAAAATGAGATACCGAATAACAAGAATAGAAAAAAGTTATCAATGGGCAGAGTTCGTTTGAGCACTGCTCGTTGATAGTTTCTAACATAGAAAAGTTTAGGAAACAAATAGATGCAGACGAGGTTTACTTCGTCTAAGAAATGTTGAACTAAAAACAGAAAAGAATGAAAGAATCAGACATTGAAATGAATCTAAAGAAAATCATGGAACGCATAAAATGGATTAGAGAAACTAAGGCCATCTTATCCAAGGAAGAAATAAGCCTTTCCGTTCCATTGATGCAAGATCTGGCGCAAGTAGGCAATATTTACGATAAATTTATGAGCTATCATGCCGGACGAAATTCAACAATGGTACGCAAGCAATTTATCTTTGTTATTCTTTATCTTTATTCTCCTAGTGCCCTTGGCGGTTCTAAGATGAGAAGAGGGTTAAGAGAAAAAATCGCTAAGGTTTTGGGGTGTACATGTTCTAATGTAAGCCATGATTACAAAAACATCAGTTTCTATTATGTTACTTACCGAAGTTTCCGTAATGACGTGAATGAGATATTGGATAAGCTATTAATGGATTTGGGGTTAAAGGAGATAGGGGAAGCTTAGTCTTCCCCCTCTTTGTTTTTGTTCTCCTCTTCCTTTTTATTCAATTTTGCACCAGTAGCTTTCATGATAGCCTTCAGAGCTTCTTCAAAGTTCAAGGAATCCTTTCCGCCATTAGGATGTTTCTCCCACCAGTCAGGGTCAACCCAACGCATTGCCTTGTCATACCAAGACTGGTCGATGGAGGTTTTCTTGCCATCTTGACTTATCAACAAATATCCACCTTGTCCATCGCTAGCTATTCGCTGAACTTGTTCAAGGTTGACCCATGTCTTTTGTTTTTCGCTATATACCCACATAGTTATTGATTTAAATTATTTTTGTTCCTATTGTGCAAAGATACCGCAAAGTATTAAAAATACCAAATAAAACCTATTTGTATGTTTCAAGTTTGACCAAATGTGAGTTATTTTGTGTACCTTTGCAGAAAATTCTTAAAATATGATACAAAGATTTACGGAAATGTACTACGATGATGCTGTGCGCTTCGCTCAGTATATACAGGCTACGGAAGGTGGCGAGATTGAACTGGTTAAAGAGGATGCAGATGGTTTTCCTCTTCCGCCTAAGCACAAGGTGTTTGACAACATGGTGAATTGTCTGAAGATAAGAAACTTTGAGATTGCTTATCTTCAGCAAAGACGTAATCCCGATGATGATAAGAAACATCGCAATCGAAATCTCTATCGCTACATCATGGGTCAGAAGATTAAAGAGGTTCGTGAACTTAGCGGTATGACCTTAGAGGAGCTGGCAGAAAAGTCAGGTTATAAGCCTAACAACATTCGTAACATTGAAATGGGGCGTTTTAACGCAGATATTGATACGTTATGCAATATTGTTGAGGCTATGGATGCTCATTTTGAGGTGATGAAAGATTAAAATGTGTTTCTGAACATAAATTATATTTAATATTTAAAAGAAATGTATTAAATAATTTGCAAGATTTAGGTGTTTTTCTTATCTTTGCAACGTAATATAAAAGGTGAGACACACCGAAACAACTGTATTGAATATATGAATAAAGCATATTTGATTTTCAGCAAGAACACAAGCATTCAAGAATGTTGTACTTGGTTTCGTTATCGTGACGAAGCTTTAAGATACAATAAAGAACATTTTGAGAACGTGTTTAAGGTATTGCCACATGAGTTTGATTCTTTGAAAGATGTTGACCCTTGCGAGCCGACAGAGTTCACGAAGTCTTCAAGATGCGAGCATTGCTGGAGAAAGATTAAGAATGATTATCTAAAACATATAGGAGATATAAATATGAAGAAAGAAGAAAATTTTGACCCAAATGTCATTGATGACAGCGAGTTTGAAGAAGTTAGAAAGTCGTTTGAAGAGAAGTTTGGCGAAAAGAAATAGTATTTCACAATTAGCCAAAAGTGAGTTTAATAACCCGAACGCATTTGTTAGGATGAAAGAATTATGCTATCTTTGCATTGCGTTCCTTGAAATAATTAATTATGAGTAATAACAAAGAAGATTTTGATGCGCAGGTAAGTGCATTTAAAGAGAAGTATCCCGATTTCAAGCCAGCCAAACCTATTGAGGTTCTTAACTTGATTATGACAAGAAAGAATGCCAAGGAGATTCTTGAAGGCAAGAAGAAGGTTGAATACAGAGCCTATACAGACCATTATATTGGTCGTTTGTTTGACAAGGATGTTTTGGAGTTCCTTAAAAAGCATGGTGAAGAAGAGGATGTAATTAAAGCGCAAGAGGAGGGTATTGTTGACCCATTGCGAGTAGTGAAGACAATCCACTTCCATGATTATAACAACTCGTGGTATCTCGATTGCGATGTTTTGGTGAATGATACCTGCATCGTAATGAAAGAAGATATGGATTTCCTTCATGAAGAGTATGATAGTCATGACCTGGATGAAATGTATGAGGCATTGGAGCTTAAAAAGGAGAAAGAGCGTCCTTTGTTTTTCTTCTTTGTTGTTGACAAGGTAACTAAAACGACTCTAAAGTAGGTGGGCGTAAGTCCACTGACCCTAGATAATTCCTCAAGGGGAGTAGTTTATGATTCGTGGACTTAAAACGTTACAACTATGTCAGAGGCATCAAGAGGTTATCGTTACACCCAATGGAGAGCGGTAACAAATCGTACAACAGGTCTTCGTGCAGGTGAGAGACGACAGCGTGGTAGAAATATCGAATATCGTAACACTGGCGCACAAGGAACTACTTACGGTGGCGCAATGCGTACATTGGCAGCTCGTACAGCAGCTAATAACGTCACAGAGCGTGTAAACCGCAGACTTAGAAGAGGTTAAAAGTCTTAGAGGGGTTGAATGAATTAAGTTTCATTCACCCCTTGTTTTTAAGGAGAATAATGTATGCAAGAACTAAAAAGAGCAAGAGAAATCATTGACGATGTTTCCAAGGAGACAGACAGTATATTGCTTTTCCATTCTTTGAGTGGAAAGGATTCTATCGTCTTGCTTGACTTATGTTACAAGAAGTTCAAGCGAGTTATTGTTGTATTCATGTATCTTGTGAAAGACTTGGAACATATCATGCGTTACTACAATTACGCTAAAGCCAAATACCCGAACATAGAATTTGTTCAAGTTCCCCATTATGCTTTGTTCAATTATATTAAGACAGGGTATATGGGAATAAAGCAGAATACAAAACAAAGGCAATGGACTCTAGCTGACATTACCGAGAAACTTAGGGAGAAGCTAGGAGTTGAGTGGGCTTGTTATGGATTCAAGCAATCGGATTCTTTGAACAGACGCCTTATGCTTAGAAGTTATACGGATGGGAAGGAAGCTATTAATTGGAAGACGAAGAAGTTTTATCCATTATCTACATATAAGAATAAGGAGATTTTGGATTTTATTCTTGACCATCGCTTGAAGAACCCAGAGGTGTGTGGAACGAATAAGCAAAGTTCGGGAGTTGATATTGAAGATATAGAATACCAAAAGTATCTCAAAGAGTTATATCCGGCAGATTTGGAGAAGATATACAAGGTATTCCCTATGGCAAGGATAGTCATGTTAAAAGCTAATAATAAGGAGGAACTGAAATGAAAAAAGGAAGTGAAACAAAGATAATCAAGAGGTCTCAGATAAATCTGAACCCTTGTAATCCGAAGGTGCATACCGATGCAGACATCAAGCAGCAGAAAGCCAACATAAAGAAAGTTGGTCTAATTGGTGGTATTCAATGGAATGAAACAACAGGCAATCTTATAGATGGGCATAAGCGAGTGATGAGTGTTGACCTTATCCAAGGTTATGATGGAACTCCCGAAACGGATTATGACATCAAGGTAGAAGCCGTTGATTTTGATGAGAAGACCGAAAAGGAGCAGTTGTTGTTTATGGCGAAGTCGCAAGACCCGATAGATTACAATTTGGTTGCTAAGAATTTCAGTATAGACGAAATAGATTTCAAGGCTGCTGGCTTCACGGAACAGGACACAGAACAAATCAAGATGTTGCAAGATGATTTGGAAGCATCTTTAAAAGAGTCGGGTATGGATGACTTCAGTGAGGATTTTCTGAATGAACCGATGACTTCTGTAGCTGAGCCAGTACCAATGACGGAATTACCAAACATAGAAAAAACATCTGAAGAGATTGTAGCCGAGCATGCTGCCAAGCCTAAGATGACAAAGGAAGAGGTTAAAGAGCAGAAGCAACATTGTACTGATGTCGGCATGAAAAGGCAGGAAGATATTGATAACTTCATATTTATCGACTTTGAAAGCTTGGAACAGAAGCAGCTGTTTTGTGATATGCTGCACATGGTAGCCACTAGCTCTATGCGTGTTTCCGGAAGTCAGGTCTTAGGTTTATTGTAATATGGGACGTAAGCGAGTAAAGCCTCTTGTAGTGAGGAAGAATCCCTTAGAAGTTGCCAATATGGTAATTGATATGGTTAGGGAACAGAGTCCAGATTGCATTGTTATGATGTCTCTTGGCAAGGATTCCATTGTTACATTGGACTTATTGTATGATAAGTTTGAACGGATAGTGTGTGTATTTATGTATCTCGTAAAAGACTTGGAACATATACAGCGATGGATAAACTGGCTGAGGGCAAGATACCCGAAGATAGAGTTCGAGCAAATTCCGCATTGGAATACTACATACAATCTTCATTATGGGGTGTATTGTGTACCGAACCCAAAGGTAAAGGTACTTAATCTTTCTATGGTCGTAAAAGCCTTAAAGATACGTTTCGGAATAGAATACGTGTTCTTTGGTATGAAAAAAGCAGACTCGATGAACCGTAGCCTTATGTTGAAGTCTTATGAGGATGAAAATTACATTCATGGTGGAAATTGTTATCCTCTTGCTGATTTTACTCAAAAACAAATCCTGCAATATATGAAGCATCGCCATCTACCTAAGCCGATAATGTACTCCAGAGCATTGCGCTCAGAGAACGCTGAGGTGGGGAATGCATCAGGAGGTTTGTCTTTGGACTTGGATTGTTTTGTATGGCTAAGGGATAATGCACCTGAAGACTTAGAGCGTATATATAAGGTGTTTCCGCAAAGTAGGGTGATTCTTTATAAGTATGACAACAAGTAATACTCTTTTTAATTTATATATATAATAATGTATTATTTTCTTTTTGGTATAGGCGGGCTTGTGAAAGTCTGCCTATATTGTTAAAATCATAAAATTACCAATACTTAAAGCAAATAAAGGTTAAATACACAAAGAAAAACTATAATATATTTGCAAGTTAGAAAATAAAATCGTATCTTTGCAATGTCTTTAAGAGATACTTGAAGATTTGCCGCAAGACAAGTTTCTTGCAATTTAGTGCAGGGCGAGCACGTTAAAAACTAGCACAGACGTTATGAAGATGATTACCGACAAGCAGAAGAAGTTCATCAATGATCTAAAAGGTGTTATCACAGAAAATGGCATAAATGCTATTGATGCATTGGACTTGAATAAGTTTACTTGCTATGATGCATCTAAGCTTATTAGTGGTTTGCTTGGTCTTAGAGATTGCTACAAGGCGATTTCAAGAGGCGCATGTGTAACTAGTACAGCGTATTGCGATGAGGCTTTAGATAATGTCTTTAATACAATTGAAAAGTACAAATAATATAAAAGGTGAGACACACCATAAAAACTGTTTAAGAGAATGAATAGCAAAGAATTAGTAAGAAATATGATAGCTTTCTTAAACGAGCGTCACGATATGGATTGCGCAACGTTATGTCAGCGTTTTGCAGTATGCTATGGTATGAGAGAGGACGAGGCGAAGAAAGTTATTTTGGAGCTGACAATGCTTCAGATATTTGCAGAGAATTTTGGTGTTGAAATTTAGAACTTTGAGATTATGGATAAGAATACAGCATATCAAGTAATAAGCCAATTTAGGGCAAATAATTGCAAAAATGGAGCTTTGGCTAACGCTTTGGATGAAGCATTGAAGGCGTTGAAACCAGTGGCTACAAATAACGTTTATGTTATCAAGTTGGATATATTGGGAAAATTGTCTTTTTGTAAATCTCGGACTACGTTATGGCTAGAAACATCTAATGATAAAAAAAAGCTGCAAGCGCATATTGCAGAATGGAAAAGTAAGATAGTAGAGCGATGTAAGGACGATAACAATTCTTTCGAGTTTGATTTTCATCATGGGAGTCCTTATAATTTCACGGCAAACAAAAAGAATTGCAATGAGTTGCCTTTTTACTTTGATGGTAAACATTATTGCTTTACGATATTAAAGGGCTATAAAAATCTTAAAAGCAAATATGAGCTGAGTATCGAGCACGATATGGATGCCGTTCAAGATATGATGTCTTATTTAAATTTATAGAGCATGAAGTTATACGAGGTAGGCTGCATCGTCAAAGATGTGCAGCCAAAGAATGGAGAAAAGATTTCACTAGAAGAAGCTCAGGCTTTGGTTGATGGATATGTTGAGCTGGTTCATCTTAATGATGATAACATATTATTGTGCGATGAAGAAGGACTTCTCAAACATAAACCTATAAATACTTTGGCTACAATACAAGCGAGGGGGCTTGGCTGGAAAGGTAGTTATTTGGTTGGGAGCGTTTTATTTTTAAAGGACAAGGAGTTTTAGTTATGAGTAAGGCAAGAAAGAATGATGTGAATAAGGATATACCCGAAGAGCGAATAACTCTTAGGGTATTGAAGAATTATTCAAAAATGCAAGAAGAATTGTGTCATCTTCGTAAGAAAACACGTGAACAAGGCTACAGACTTAATGAACTCAACAATCAGCTACAGAGGCTTCACTCGAAAGAAGTTAGATGTGTGTTAGAGAAGTACAGAAAGTTACTCTTAGAGCGTGATGAGTTGCGTGAGAAGAATAAGGCTTTGGAACAGGTGGTAAATCAATACGATGGGTTAAAAAGGTTTTTTACTAACGAATTGAACAAGAAAGAGGAGGGAAAAGAATGATTATAGGTTCTATGACGGGGCGTGAACTTTTTGAGATATTCAAGAAAGATAAGCCTATGCTAGAAAAGTTTGCTATCGAAAAAGCAAAGAAACTCATCCGTGAGCTTCGTAAGGGAATGGGACGATATACAACCCAGTGTTATGATTTCAAGACGAAAGATGCTACTGAATACAAGGTATGTGTGTTTGTTGATAGAGGGAACATAAGAAAATTCTATTTTGACATGTTTATCTATTGCAAGGAAACGAATGATTACGTATGTGCTACTTCCTTGTTGGACGAAGAGAATAGTGCAGAGCAGTTCAGCTATACGCCTCATTTCTTGCGAAGATATGCTGAGCGAGCATTGGGAGTAGATAACATGTCAATTAATAGGGTATTAGCTCACATTGAAAGAGAAATAGCTTATACGGTGCTTATTTACAAAAATGACGCAAGTAAGGTTGTAGCTACTAGCATGGGGCTTTTCCTGCAAAAGATTGACTATAAACGAGGAATCAATATCTGTAAGACTTTTGTTAGCGTAGATATGCTTAAATCTTCCCAAATTAAAGCATATATGGTAGTTGCCGACTTGATTAAAGAGTATTCAGAGCGGTACAATAAAGTTCAAAGGAATGATAATGTACGAGTAGATTTTACTAATGATTGTTTGAGTAGAGGTATTACTGAAAAAGATTTGGTTAATGCCTATGGTGAATATTTTAAGAACAAAAGATAAAAGAAAGGGGTTCGTATGGAGAGAATGACACGAAATGATGCCGCTGCTTTTTTAGGCGTTGACCCTCAGACGATTACAAACTGGGTTAACAAGGGCTTGCTTGGAGGCTACAATGATAAGAGCAGTAAACGCTTTTGGGTGAATGCTGATGATGTCAAGAAGTATTCCGAGAAGTACAAGATGCTGTCTGTCTCAGAGGATTTGCTTGATAGAGAGCAGAAAGAATTGTTAGCAAGTGAGCGAAAGGTAAATGCTAAGATACAAATGTTAATGCATGATGCGTTAAACATTTCTTCTTTCAGTTATGAAAAAATCGGTAGCTCACTTTGTACGTTATTGGAGTTAACGTCACAAGGTGGAATGCGAGAGAAGAAGATTATGCAAGCATTTTTCAATGGGGACAGGATTAGTAATATAGCCGAAGAGTTTGAACTTTCAAGGGAGAGAGTTCGCCAGATTGTCATTAAGGCTGTTCGGAAGTTCAACTATGCGATTGAAGAACTTGCAGACTTGAAGCAGGAGAACAATTCCTTGAAAGAAGAAATTAAGAATGTAAAAATGCGGTTGATTATGCAAGAGGGTGAAAAAGAAGAAGAACTATCTGAAGATGTTCCCCCTTCAGTGTTCTCCATCCGATTAGTTAATTGTAATTTACCAGTTCGTGTACTTAATGTGACAAAGGCAGCCGATATAGATACTATTGGAGACTTGGTACAATATTCCAAGTTTGATATGGTAAAATTTCGAAACTTCGGAAAGAAAAGCTTTATGCAATTGGATGAATTCATTCACGAAATGGGATTGGAATGGGGCATGGATAAGGCAAAGATATACGCAAGAGGTATTCAGCGAATGAAAGATGACACTTACATTGAAGAGCTATTTAGAATGTACCTTGCGGATATAACAAGCGAGATTGAGAAAAAGTATAATCTTTCTCCGGCTGAGGCTATGAAGAAAGCTTATAGTGAAATGAAGAGATATGTAGGATTTAAAGAGAAGAACAATGAATGAAGTATATAACGATGTTTTAGGCAAGGCGTTGAATATTAAATCAACCAATAAGATTGCCGTTAAAGTAGAACAAGGAGCATTAGAAGTTAATATGAAACAATGCAGTGTAAAGCGCATTATGTGGTTCTCTGTCTTTTTGATTGACGAATTTACTATGCGCCCATGCAATTATACTTTCTATTCCTCTATGAGTGACGATGAGTTGGATGATACTTTTACACAAGTAGAAGGCAGATTGGGCTTTCTGAAAAACTTAAATTCTAAATAACATGACGGAACAGGAAAGAAGAGTTGTAAACCATGCAATGAAGATACTAGAGCAGAGCCAAGATGATGAGGCTAGGGCGTTGGCTGTCAAGTTGATGGAACAAGGTACAAAAGTTCCTCTTCAGAAAGTGCAGTTTTATGCCGCATATTGCAATGGCTTGCGTGATGCGTATTCAAGAATATTCGACCTAATACAAGGTGGTGGATGGCTTGCAAAAGTGAGCAAGAAGGAAATGCCATACTTCGAAGCAGAGAAGAAACTTGTGGAGAGTTGTATTGATGCTTGCTACGATTATCACATGGGTAAGTATGATATTAGGTACAAGGATAAAGAATTATCTAAGAGTGGTAAGCTATTGTCCTGCAAGGCGGTTTTTGAGAAACAAACGATGATTGGTGTTGAGGTTAAATACAACAAAGATAAAGAATGATTGCACAATATAGATAAGTGAAGTTGTAAATCTTTGATATTTAGGTACTCCCTTGCAAATTTTGTATCTTTGCAAATAAAAAAGGAGATTTAAATATGGCAGATAGAGGATATAGAGGCAGACCTCAACGAGGCGAAAGAGCGGATAGGCAAATCAATGCCGGACATAGCCGTGGATTGGATGTGGCTTTGTCCGACACAGAAGCTAAGATTAGAAAGTTAAAGACAGAACGTATTTATGCTTATGACCAAAACGGAAAAGAGATAAGCCATTCCACAAGAGGTACTTCTACAAGTACGAAATTACCAAATGGTTATAATTACAAAGATGCAATATTGACGCATAACCACCCAGGAGAAGGGTTGGATAACAACATAGCAGGTAGGATAGGAAGAAGCTTTAGTAGTGCAGATATTGCTACTGCGGTCATAAATAACGCATCTGAGGTAAGAGCTATCACAAGCACTTATACATACTCTATGAAAAGACCGAAGAATGGTTGGGGAATAAGTACTCAACGACAAGCCGTGAATGTTGCAAGAAAAATAAAGGATAGGCGTAAGAAGTATTTTAATTCATTTGTCGCTAAACCGAGTTCCGATTACACTCACGGAAGAATGAGTAGAGAGCAGTTGTCAATTGCTTGGGACAGAGCTGATGTAGTTAGTACTAATAAAGCTCTTCGTGAAGTCGCAAAGGAATTAGGTTGGGATTATACCCGCAAGCGTACTAGTTAAGGAATATATTCAAAGGAAGGGTAGTATTGTCCTTCTTCATGTGGAAAGAACCTTCCCATCATTGACAATGCCGTAGTACATTTTTCATATTGCTTTTGAAATCCGTACTTCTTAGCTCTCGATAGGTTGTGATGCAGGTCGTTGATTTTGACTTGTATTGCAACCATATCTTTTGAGCCAATGATTGATTGTACGTAGTCAAAATACGGAACACCTTCCTTGTGGGTTAGTACACATACACTATCGGCAATGTCTTTTCTAACACCTAGTGATAACAGTTTGTCGTAGGTCATATCCGTATCTTCAATCGTATCATGGAGAAATCCGACACAAATCTCTTCGGTACTATTACCCATTTCTCCAACATGGATAGGGTGCAATATAACAGGCAATCCAACCTTATCAATCTGTCCTTTGTGCGCCTTGCAAGCGATACCGAGGCACAATTCTATCATTTCAGAATCTTTCATATTCTTCTTTCGTTATTAACTCACCTAATTCAAGAGCATCTTGTGCATAGGTGTTCTCATTAAACTTAAACTCTTTTGGCTTACGCCCTTTACCTTTTGGGTAACACATAAGTTCTTTATTTACATATTGATAACGGACAACGATGTCATCCTCCCAATAGTAAACATAAACCGACTCTCCGTTTTTAAGGAGGTGGCTGATTTTGTTCTTATCTTTATTGTTCATAGTCTTTATCTCCTTATTACAATGCAAAGATATAAAAAATATATTAAACTTGCAAATAAATTAATGTTTATTATTTGAAATTTAAATATATTAATTATTGAAACGTAGCATAGTAAGCTTGTTGCATAGATACCGACCTTTGCTTCTTACCTCCGTTACTCTTGGCGGTTCTACTTTGCTCGTATAATGCATGTCCCCAACCGGATGGTTTCTTGGTCTCTTTGTAGATTTCTCGCATGGTCTTCCCACCCAACAGCTTATAGGCTATCGAATAATTCTCCTTGGCGTAAATCATCTTGGCGGTGTTAACTTGTATCTCACCAATAAGTCCGGTCTTCTTGTTCCGAATATTGATGATGTTTCCTGAATAGCCCGTATCCAGTTTCTGTTTCTTGAGTCTAACGAACTCAAAGCCTTTGTATCTACCTTGGAGGTCTTTTATGATTTTCGGAATTGACCCTTTGTCTGCGATAATGGTTGTTCTGTACGAGTCCTTTATGTCTTTAATACCATTAGCCTCGCCCTTAGCCTTGCGTACTATGGAGTCAACACTCTTGTAATTGATAGGAGTGACCCTTGCTCCATACTTCTTAGCTATACCTTCCGCTATAGCTTGTAGCTTATTACCAACCGACTCGGCTTTTCTCCGCATAGAGGTAGCTTGTGCTCTCAGCCTAGCATATGCCCCATTATTTCCAACGTCTCCCATATCTTTTTTGTGCAAAAGTAACTAAAATAAAAGCCAATTAACATGTTGCTGCGATATGTTATTTCACTAAAAAGACAAAGTGAAAAGACGCACAGACAAACATTTCTCTTAAACAATTATTATTCATACCTTTGCAAGAAACAATGAGTTGATAAGATGACGAAACCAAGAGATTATTTCACAGGCAAGCAAGAAGAGTTCAAACGCTCCGAAGTGCAGATAGCACCATATAATCCAAGGAAGATTTCACCGCAGCAGAAAGCTACATTGAAACGTTCCATAAGGAAATATGGCGTTGTTGGAGGTATAACCGTCAATAAGCAGACAATGACCATCGTAGGCGGCAACCAAAAAGTAACCATCATGGATGAGATTATGGGCTATCCCGAAAAGGATTATGCTCTTTTGGCTGAGGCTATAGATGTGGATTACAGGACCGAAGTTGAACTTAACCTCATGCTTAATTCCGAGAATGCTCATGGAGAATGGGATGACATGAAAGTCCGTGAGTTACTGCCGGACATAAACTATATGGATGCCGGATTAACGGAAGAAGACCTGTCCCTGTTCGGATATGATGCAATGGTAAAGACTGAAGGCGAAGACGAGTTAGGCAAAGAACTCAATTCCTTACTAGACCCATTTGCCCAAGAAAGCGAAAACAGAAAAGTGCCAGCACCAAAGGAAGTGCAAGAAGAGCAGAGACGACAGATAGAACAAAATCAAATTATAGCCAATCAGCAGCAAGAGGCTCAATATCAAGCGAATAAAGAACGTATGCAACAGGTAAAGAAAGAGGTAAATACCAAGGCAGCGGAAAAAGCTTTAGAAGCCGAGTCTTACGTCATGCTTTCCTTTGACAATATTGAGAACAAGGAACGTTTTATGAGCACCTTTGGCTTTATCGAAACCGATAAGGTAATAAAGGGAGAAATGCTTATGAAAGTAGCAAAACGAATATAAACAAAAACAAAATGAAAGCAATGAAAAAGATTATAAGATTCTCGTTAGGGTTTATAATGGCGGCAATAACAATAGTTATGCTCATTCCATTTATGATTGTTTCTATGTTTCTTGGCAAGAGGAGAAAGAAAGCGTTCAATATATGGGTGTCGTGTCTTTTTACCCCTTTGATAAACAAGATAGGGCAATTGGTCAACTCATAAATATCGAAAGATTATGAAGGAGAACAAGAAAAGATTAATGAAGATTGCGAACTTGGCTATAGCTATGGTATTGGCAATACCGATGTTCATTCTAGCCGTTCCTTTCTATATGTATAACAAGATTAGAGGCAAGATATAAATCCCATCTGCCCAATATATAGCGAAACAATAATAAATACAAGAAAATGGCAAAACCGAAATTTGATTACAATGGCGATGCTTTCTACGATGAGATAGAACAGCTTGCAAAGCAAGGTCAGAAGGATTCTGAAATTGCCTACGCCCTTGGTTTGAAGTTTGGGGTTGACCTAAATCCACAGGTCTTCAACCGAATGAAAAACGGAAAATACGAGAATTGGAATGAAGACGAAAATGCGGAAAGAGGCGAAAGAATAACTCAATCCCTCGTGCGTGGCAGAGAGTTTATTAATGCAATCGTGCGTGGCAGATTCCTTAAATGCGCTCTTGGAGGTGTCAAGGTAAAAGGCAAGACAACCACCAAGAGACATATGGTTGTAGATGGAGTTATGACAGATGATATAGTAGTGGAAACTAGAGAAACCGAGCAGGAGACCCCACCTAACGTACAAGCTCTTTCAACTTGGCTATTCCATTACGATATGACTTGGAGAGAGATACAGAGAGGTAAGAAGGATGAAGAGGAAAAGGGCATTCCTTTTGACCCTAAGAAAGGTATATCCGTCAATAAGTGGATAGAAAGAGAGATTGAGCAGGAAGCAGAAGAGCAAGAGGAGGGTGAATAATGACAAAAACACATTCCGTTTATTATCCGTTGTATAATGACAAGACGCATTTCATTTACCTTATTACAGGAAGCCGTGCGTCAGGAAAAAGCTTCTCAGCCTCTCAGTTTATCGAAAGACTAACCTTTGAATACAATGCGGAAAGGAAGATAGCGCATAAGATTCTTTATACACGTTATACGATGGTGAGTGCCGCTATTTCCGTAATTCCAGAGGTTAAAGAGAAGATTGAGATTGATGGTACGCAGGATTATTTCAAGAACACGAAGACCGATATAGTCAATAAGATGACAGGTGCAGAAATCATGTTCCGTGGTATAAATACTTCGAGTGGTAATCAGACTGCAAAGCTAAAGTCTATTCATGGTGTGACAACGTTTGTCGTTGACGAGGCTGAGGAATGGACTAGCGAAGAAGATTTTGAGCGTATTATGCTCTCAATCCGTCAGAAAGGTTTGCACAACCGAGTAATAATCATTATGAACCCATGTGATTCCAATCATTGGGTATATAAGCGTTTCATCGAAAAGACACATAAAGAGGTGTATTTTGATGGCGTTCCTGTCCAGATCAGTACAGACCCAAGAGTGTTGCACATTCATACTACATATCTTGACAACATAAAGCATCTGTCACCTGAGTTCCTTAACGAGGTATTAGAGATGAAGGAGAATGAACCGGAGAAATATGCTCATATAATGATAGGTAGATGGTCTGACGTGTCAGAGGGTGCAATCTTCAAGCATGTTGGCATCGTAGATAAGTTCCCTAGCAACGCAAGGAAAGTAGCCATCGGTGTGGATTGGGGATATTCTAAAGATTATACTGCTATTGTTAAGTGCGGTATCGTTGATAATCGCCTGTATATAGAAGAGCTTTGCTATAGAACGGAAATGTTGTCCAGTGATATTATAAAATTCTTACGTCCTTATGCGGATGAAGGCTTGTTTGTATATGCGGATAGTGCCGACCCTAGACTGATAGATGAGGTTGCTCTTGGTGGAATAGTTATATATGGAGCACAAAAGGGTGCTGGTTCAATATTGGCTGGCATAGACAAGATGCAGACATTCGAAATCTTCACAACTAGGCAATCAGTCCATTTACAGAGCGAGTTCCGTAAATATGTGTGGTCAAAGGATAAGGATGGTAATTATATCAATGTTCCGGAAGACCATGACAATCATTTAATAGATGCTGCTAGGTATTATATTCTTGCTGTATTACTCGGTAAGGTGATGAAGCCAAGGAAAGCATCTAAATCAGACTTAGGAGTGTACTAAATAACAAAAATAATTACCTTTGTAATAAAAATACAAGTATTTAACTATTAGGTAGTTAGTGTGGGTATTCTGTAATGATAAATAAATGCATTATGTAAACAAAAGAGATTGTTTGCTAGAGAAAGATGAATTCTTTAGCAAATAGTCTTTTTTATTCACTTAAAAACTAAGTGAAAGGCATAAGTAGATTAAAGTGTGTAGAAACCCTGTTTATTATTATCTTTGCTTCAAAAAGTTATAAGGATGTTTGTAGATTCAATTATTCAGATAAAGACATATTTCCGAAATCTCACACTCAATGCATTGGGTGTGGAAAGAAGCATATTCGAACGTTTGGACGATAACGATGTTGATGCTGTCGTAAATATGATGGAACAACATGATTTCGATGTGGATAATGCCATATCGGAATATAATCCACAAACCCATAAGGTGATGAGCCGTGAGGACAAATGGGTAAAAGGAGAGAAGCCATACAGGACAGAGAAGTTGACAAGAGCGAGGCAGAGATACATCAATGAGGTAGAGTTGTTTTTCTTATTAGGTAATCCCATTATGTGGAAGAAAGTAGAAGGTGACGATGAGGCCTTTGAATTGTATAAGAAATACTTGAAGAATATATACTTCAATACTAAGTTACGCCAATGTAAACGTCTTGCCGGAGCTGAAACAGAAAGTGGGCTTGTTTTTAATTTCTCGCAAAAAGATGGAAACATGCACGTTGACGTATATGTTGCAGCTCGTTCAAAGGGGCATAAGATGCGAGAGTTGTTTGACCAGTATGGAAATATGCTTGCTTTTGCGATTGGTTATTCTCTAAAACGAGAAGCAAGGACAGTTGAATGTTGGGATATACTTACATCAGTCTTCAACTATCATTGTGAGCGTGGTGGATTTGGATGGAAAGTGTATAAGTATCCGAATCCAACCGGAAAGATTAATGGCGTTTATTTTCATCAGCCGAAGTCATGGGAAGGAGCAGAACCGAGAATGGAACGTGAAGAGATGCTGGATTCCAAGATTGGAGACACCAATAACTACTTTGCAGACCCTATTGCCGCTGCAACTGCTGACGTGATACAATCAATTCCTAAGCGGAACAAGCCGGGTAAACTGATACAACTTACTGGCAAGAACTCTAGGTTTGAATATATCAACCCTCCTCAGAACTCAGAAATCCGCAAGGCGGAGAAAGAGGACTTGGCTCAATCTATATTGTTTGATACATTTACACCGGATATGTCACCGGAACTTATGAAAGCCATGAGCACGCTTACCAGTGTAGGTATAAAGCGAGCGTTGGTATTGGGCTATATCAAGAGGGCGAACCGAATGGAAATTTACGAAGAGCTTGTCGGTAGATTGTCGCATGTGATTATTGCCGTTATGAAGGAACTATATCCCGAGATGAGAAGCAAATTGGATAAGCTTGAGGTTGAATTCGAATTTTCAGAGCCGTTTGAGGATGACAAAAAGGATAAGTGGAAAGTTATTGCGGAACTATATAATCAAGGCGTACTCTCGTTAGAGACTGCTGTTCAAATGCTTGCACTCACGGACGCTCCTGCTGAAGAGATAGAAAAGATACGCAAGGATTCCGAAGAAAAAGTTGCGTTAGCTGCAAAGGTAAAGGGAGACGAAAATTCAGCTTCATAACATCAAATGCTTATTGTTTTTTGGGGGGGCGCATTTCCTGCTCGGATTTGCGCCCTTTTTGCACTTAAATTTTAAGTGAAAGCATTGTGGTAAAAATATAATATTATTCCTCATTTTGTTTTTAACTTTGCTGACATGAATTCGAATGAACTTATCATAAACGGAAAGGATGCTTGGACTAACTATCGTGTAAAGATGGGTAGTGGATTCTTAGATGCATTAGAGGCTGATGCAGACAATAAGAGTTATATTGCCAACGAGGTAAGAACTGAGCATGGAACTAGGGTTGTTCCTATTCGTCCAAAAAAGGCAGAAAGAAGCATTACATTAGAGTTCGTCATTATTGGCAGAGACCATACTGACTATAACAAAAGGGTAAAAGCCTTTGATGCGCTTATGGATAATGGCTTTGTTACTATACAGGTTCCGAAATCAAAAGATGATGTTTATCGTTTGTATTGTGCAAGAAAATCATCTAGCTATTCTAGGGGAAAAGGAGGTTCTATAGGCAAGAAGAGTTTGAAGTTAGTGGAGTACAATCCTACAAATAGAGGAGAACTGACGGATTCGGATAGAGAAAAATTCACTTTAAAAGAATTTGAAGATATAGAATAATTATGAAAACTTTCAAGGAAATCGACATAAAGTACTACGATAATAGCGGAAACGTACAAGTAAGATGTACTGTTCCTGTTACACAAGAAGCATTAGTTCATTATGAATTGATGCGGTCTCACTATTGTAAGCTTTCGTTTAAACTTTCTAGACCGACATATTTCTTGCTTGGTGATTTTATCGAAACACCATATGGACGATTTGAGCTTATAGATTTAACTAAGGCCAAAGATAATGATACTATTGGATATTCCTATGAAATCCAATTCGATGCCTATTATCGTAAGTTAAAGAATAAGATCCTGAAGTATCGCCCGAATACAGGTTCACAAGAAGCGACATTCTCTCTTACTTCAAAAATTAGTACTCATATAGAAGTGATAATGAAAAATCTAGCTTATTATGCGAAGTTAGATAAGTCTTACCTTTATGACCCTAATTTTGAAGGAGAAGGAACGGATTATACTTATGTTATAGATGCGAGTGTAGATGCGAATGCTGCAAAGCTTATAACCTATTCCAATTCTAGCATATTGGATGCTATTGCGAATATAGCCCAGACGTTTGGTTGTGAATGGTGGTTTGAGGGAAATATACTGCATTTTGGAACTTGTGAGAATACGAATGCTATTACTGATTTCAGACTTAACGACAATATCGTTTCTATGTCAAGCTCACAAAGCCAATCCACTTATGCAAACAGGGTATATGCCTTTGGAGCAGCAAGGAACTTGCCTAGCGGATACAAGAATGATTCCGATGCAGATATAACAAAGGATGGTGTTGTCGAAAAACGCCTTATGCTTCCAACGTCAGCAGAATGTTCTGAACAAAACAAGCAAATGCTGGCAGAGAATGGCTTTGAACTGAAAAATGGATATATACAAGTAGGTGGACTCCGTGAAGACCAATATGTTGAGGGAGTAACTACAAATGATGATATTTATCCAAGAAATCTTATCAAGACTTCTAAGGTAACATCATATGAAAAAGATGTAGAAGATGAAAGTACACCAGAAGAAGGAGATTACATCAAACGGACTTTCTATCGTGTAAATTCGCTTACTATTGTCAATGAAGATGGCGAAAAAACAGGTGATATGGCCTTCCGAAAGGCGTATATCCTTAGTGGCAAGAACTTACATATAGTATTCCAAAGCGGTTCTCTTAATGGTATGGACTTCGAATGTGAGTTTAATCCAGATGGAGTTCCTGAAATACTTTTAGATGATGATGGAAATCCTATATTTAAGGATGGAAAAGAACAGATAAATCCTAAGTCGCAGGTATTTGAGATTGTTGCTAATGAGGATTATGGTCGTTTTTTGCCGGACACAACTTTGCATCCAAAGGATGGAGATACTTTTGTTCTCTATAATTGGGATTCTACCAAATTGGGTGATACTTTGGTTTCTTCCGCTTCCAATGAGTTGCTGACGGATTCCATAAAGGATTTGAAGAAGTCCATGATAGACCCTACGACATATACATGTACTGCTGAGGCTAACTATTCCTATAATCAGGGTAGGGGTAACTTGCATGGAGTAGGAGACAGGGTAAATCTTTATAATAAAGGTTATGGTGACAGTTATAGGTCTTCAAGAGTTATTGGATATGAATTCAGCCTTGATATTCCTTTTGATGGTGCGAAGTATTATGTTGGAGAAAAGCCTTCGTATTCCCGCCTCAATGCAATGGAGTCAAAGATAGAAGAACTTATCTATAATGGACAGAGTTATCTTAATGGTAATGGCGGAAGCGGAAGGTCGATTTACATCATTAAGAGTTATGATAGCATAACTCCTACGGATTATAATGTATTTTCAGCAAAAGCTGTTGATGAACAAAGATTAAACAAGACAAAGGACGACACCGCCAAGGGTACTATCACCTGGGAGAAGGTGCAGAAGCTTTTAAGTGGTTTGCTTGTCGGTAACTTCAACAATGAGAACGGCGGTTCCTGGAATACGGACGCAGCAGGTCGCTCGCATCTCATCACAGATTACTTGGAGGTGAGAATGAAGGCTATCTTCGAGGAACTGGTTGTCAAGAAAACCTCCACCATCGGTGGTAAGGAGATTATTTCTCCTGCTGGCGGTGTGGTGGCTCACAAGGTAGAAGAGGTTACTGTGACATACAATAATGTGTCACAGAAGGCTTATCGTTGCTATTTCTTAGCAGAGCAGGAAGGTGATTCTGTAGATAATGATTTCGCTGTTAACGACCAGGTGCGCTCGGAATCATTCAATGTACGCAAGGGCACTTACCACAAAGTTGGCAATCACTTTTACTGGCGATTGGTAATTGGTCGTGACGAAGACCCTGTAGAGCTGGAAGGAAAGAAGTATCATTATATCGACCTCTCCGATACCGATTGCGCTACGGCAAGCGACGTACCTGCTAAAGGTGATGTGTTGTCGCAGTGCGGTAATAGAACCGATGTAGAACGTCAGAACTGCCTTATCTTCTCGGCGGTAGATACCTATTCGCCATCCATCGGATTGTATCACGGCATAAACAGCTATTCCTTTGCCAATAGGCAATATGTGGAATATGGCGTAAATAAGCAGACTAACAAGGCATTTTTTAATGTCTATGGTGATATGTATGTAGGCGATAGACCTACAAAGGAGAATGGCTATGAGGGTAGCAGCTACATCAAGTATGACAGCGCAGCCAAGCAGGTATCTGTTAAAGGCAAAATCTCAGCCAAATCCACTGTGGATGGCAAGGAACTGTCTCAGTATATTAAGGAGAACTCAGCAAAGGGCTTGACCGAGGAGCAGGTAAACAATCTCATCAAGAACTCGCAGGTCATTACCGACCTTCAGAATCAGGTGGATGGGGCTATTGAGACGTGGTTCTATGAGGGTGTGCCTACCTTGAAGAATGCGCCAGCAAGCAGTTGGACGACCGATAAGGATAAAGATACCCATCTCGGCGACCTTTACTACGACAACAAGACGGGCAAGGCATACCGCTTTGCCAAGGACGGTAACACCTATAAGTGGACTATCATTACAGATACCGACATCGCTAAAGCCCTTTCCGATGCAAGCAAGGCGCAGGAGACCGCAGATGGCAAGATGAAGGTATTCAGCACACAGCCTACGCCACCTTATCAAGTTGGTGACATCTGGGTAAATGCCACTTATCCTTCTGACGGCAGTACCTACAAGAATGAGGTATTGCGCTGTCAGACCAAAAAAGCGGCAGGTTCTCAGTTCGTCATCGGTGATTGGATCAAGGCATCTAAATACACCGATGATACCGTTGCCAACGCAGCCAAGAAAGCGGCAGAGGAAGCTCAGAAGGCGGCACAGACCGCACAGACAAACATTACGAACCTCGGCAAGACCGTCACCACCAACAAAAAGGCATTCGATAGCTACGTAACGGATGGCTACCTAGAGCCTTCCGAGATTGCAGCTATGGCGCAGGATTCTAAGCGACTTGAAGATGATTTTGCGGCAGCGCAGAAGTCATATAATGAGGTGAAGGATGCAGAGGTACTGAAGGGCACCAAGGAACTCACCGACCTCAATACCGCTTTTGCTACTCTCACGACTGCCAAGAAAGAACTCATCAAGTATCTTTCAGATATTTCTGCGAGATATAATGCGACTGATACTAACGGCAAGGCTACCATCGTATCTGCTGTCGGAACGAAGTTTACCAACTTCCAGTCCGCATACAGCGCATTTTACGACAAGTTGGGTTTGGCGAACGCCTATATCACTAGCAAGATATATGGCGACCTCGGTGTAGTTATCGGTGACGTAACCAGCCTTGCTTACTTAAAGAAGGCTCTGATGGATGCTCCCGATACTGAGATTAACGGAGGTCTGGTTCTTACATCACTCATCGGTTTGCGAGACACGGATGGCAATACTACGGCAGGTATCAATGGTATAACAGAGAAGTCTGCAAAGGGAGGCGGCATCGCTGCTTGGTTCGGTGGCGAAATGGTCGATAAGGACTACAACGACGGCTCTAAGACTCCTGCCAACACCATCTTCCGCTTCGATGGTTCTGGCTACGTGGCAGGTGGTGCAATCTGGTGGGGAACTGATGGTAGGGTTCACGCAGACCCGACATCGTTTATCATCAGCGAGAAAAACTTGGGTGCATACCTCACCTTCTTCGAGCCGACTTGGAAGGCAGGAAGTGCAGGAACGAGCGTTGCCGACCTTGTGTCGCTGAAGCCAAACGCACCATTCTCTAAACTTGGTGTTTCGGGCGATGCTACATTCGAGGGTGCTATCACCTTCCACGGCATCAAGCTTACGTATGATGCAACCAATAAGGCTATCAAGATTGATGGTAATCTCTATGCCACAGGCGGCATCACAGCATACGGAGCAGCAAGTAGTGGCGCAGGCGGTGGCGGATTGAATGGTAGTGTGAAGAGCTATGCAGATGCCTTGAAACTTGCTAGCGAATCTCTGTCTGAGATAGCTTCTGCCTACTCCATCAAGGCTCTTGATAGTCGTATCGTCAGCTTGGAGGGTGGTAGTGCTACTGCCATCTCTGTCAGTGGCAGCGGTAATGCGGTTACGTCTATTACCAAGAATGGCACTACTATCAGCGTAGTTAAAGGCAGCACGTTCCTCACCAGCCACCAAAGCCTTGATGGTTATGTAAATAATATTACCACAAGTGGCACTGGTAATGCTATTACAAGTGTTACAAAGAGTGGTAAAACTGTTACATTTACCAAAGGTGCAACGTTCCTGACTAGTCATCAAAGTCTTAGTGCTTATTTGAAGTCTGCTGATGCTGCTAATACTTACAGTAAACTTGGACACACTCATAGTCAATACTTGACTTCTCATCAAAGCTTTACTGATTTGTGTGCAACACTCCTTGTAGGTGATGGTGTTGTTGTGAATGATACTGAATTTGTTACATCGATTGCAGATGCAAATGGGTTTAGTAATACAAGTGCGTTAAACAGACCATATAAAAGAAAAGCTAGCAAGTTATGGGAATATATTAAGAATAAAGCTAATTCTTTGTATCAACCTATAGGAGACTATGCAACTCAATCGTGGGTTAATAATAAAGGTTATATTACCTCTTCTAGTTCTATATCAGGTAATGCTGCAACAGCAACAAATGCTGATAAAGTAGATGGTTATCACGCTTATCAATTATTTCGAGATTTAGGATGGTGGTATAGTAGTGAAACGCATAACGCTAATGATATAGAAGGTAATGCTTCGGTATTTGCATATAGCACTCATTCTAATGTTCCAACTACTGGAGTACTTACTACATTTAGTGGAGGAAATGATGCTTATAATTGGCAAATGATTAAATCATATAGTTGGAGAGGATTATATATTAGGTATCGTAATGGAGATACTAAAACTTGGTCAGATTGGTTACGTTTACTTGATGAAAACGACTTGACATGGAGCCGTATTTCTAATAAACCTACAAACGTAAGTCAATTTACAAATGATAGCGGTTATATTACATCATCTGCTAATATTAGTGGTAACGCAGGTAGTGCTACAAAATTGCAAACATCTCGCAATCTTTGGGGTAATTCATTCAATGGTACAGAAAATATTGGTGGTACTATACTTCCATCTGCTACACATAGGTATAATCTTGGTAGTACAACATATATGTTTGAGAGAACATATACTAGATATATAGAAACAGATAATGGATATGACCTTAGAGTTATTTGTGCAGGTAATGAGCTAATAAGATTAGGTTCTAGTGACAATATAGTATATTTTAATAGTCAAGGCTTAAGTATAAAGAATAATGTCAGTAGTGGTTGTTCTATGTCAATATCAGAGATTAGAGATAGTGAATTAAATTATGGTCAAATTAATGTTATAGATACTAATGGGTCAAGACCTAAAGGTCGTCATTTAGTGTTACAGTATGAACAAGGAAATGTAGGTATAGGAGTAAAATATCCTTCAGAGAAACTTGAAATTAATGGAAATGTGTTAGTTAATGTTTCTAATACTTCTAGTGATAGAGGTCTTAAAATTAAAGCTAATAGTAGAAATTTACTATTTGGTGTTGGAATTTCAACTAAAATAGGAGTATATAGTTATAGTGATAGCAAATGGTTATTTTATACTGATACTTCTACATTTTATACTAGTGGTGGTATTCTCGCCACTGGCGGCATTACTGCCTACTCATCCTCAGATATACGTCTGAAGCAGGATTTGCGGAAGCTGGACTACCTGGGCATCATCAAGGCAATGGGTGGCACGTTCGGCTTCGCTTGGAAAAAGGACAACACAAGGTCTATCGGTTGGATTGCACAGCACGTATTGTGCAACACTCACTTAAAGGACATCGTGGAGACTGATGAGAATGGCTACTACAAAATCAACTATTGGTCTCCGAAGCTGATTGCAACGGCATTCGGTGCTATCGAGCAGGTGGGCGATGAGGTCAGCAGGTTGAAGGCTCGTGTGGTCTTCCTCGAATCCGAGGTTCAGCGATTGAGCGGAAAGCAGGACGGCAATAACAAGAAGAGATTAGATAACAAGAATATTAATTTATTAAATTAGTTAAGAAAATGGAGAATTTAAAGATTAACAAGAAGAGTGAACAGACAACCGCCACTTACACTAAGGGCGGCTATCGAGTAGAAATTACCTACAATGTTGACAAGACGGGTGGCAACATCGACAGCATCAATATGAGTATCTACGCAGATACCAATGGTAACTATCTCGGCAACGCGAACGCTAGCTACAACGGCAGCGAGCTGACCTACAACATCAGCGGTGTTTCGCAGAGCAAGCTCAGTGAGGTGTCTGCATTGATAGCGGAGGTTGATTCCGCTATCGCTACCAATATGGCAAGCGAGGCAGCAGAGTAAGTATCGTGAGTATTAACGCAGGGTGGCTCTTATAGAGCTGCCTTGCCTAGTGTTTTAAGTTTTAAAGATTAAGCGTATGTCTCTATCTAATAACAAAATCACTGCTCCAGTGAGCGTGGATGATGTTGCGGATTGTCTCGGAATGACCCGCAGCAGTACCTTGGCAGACCTATGCACGTCATCGAAAATTAACGTCTGGGCGAAGTACAAGCCTACTGTATTTCCATCACCCTTTCCCGATGATTGGTATAAGGCGAAGGATGGCAACTACGGCATCAATATTACGGTAGAAAACGGCAAGAGCAACTGGAAAGACCTTGTAGCGGAATATTCAAAGGCTAATAATGGATATGCCACCTTATATAACAAGCCAACTGGCGGTGCGTCTGCGCCATTCCGCTTAGGTGATTTCAGAGGGTATTTTCACAATGCGAATCCCGAGGTGAAGGACTATCTATCCACCAGCGTGTTCATCCGTGAGAGTGATACCAATCAGATACTCACGGAACACAATATCGTATCGGCAGATGGCTTACAGATAAGCTATTTCGATTTCGCCGCATTCAAGGATAAGTACTTCGGCTACATCATCACCGATAAGAGCAAGTCCACCCTCATGTTCATCACCACCGCATCCAGAGTGGGCACATTCACCGTGCCGCTGCCCAAGAACGCCCTTCAGGTAGGCGATTACCTTGCCTTTCCGATGTTCTGCTCATTCAACTACTCCAGTGACCACACCCTTCATCAGATGACTTGTTACGCCATCCCAAACCTCGCAGGAGGCAAGCAGCTCTCCATCATCAGCCAGTCACAAGCTGTTGCAAGCAACTTCGCACAGATTACGGCAGAGCAGAAGCTTGGTAGAATCATCGTAACGCTGAAGATGAAGAATAATGCCACTACAGTAAAAAATGTTGCTGTATATTGCGTATATCAGACCGACCCGTCCAAGGGACAGAGTATGGTCGTAGGAGAGTATATGAATACGGTAGGAACGATGAATGCAGGTGAAACCAAGACTGTCAGATTCACAAATCTTACAAGTGGAAAATCGTATAAGATATACGTGATAGCAAATGGTACTTGGGTTGTAAAGGATCTTTTCCCATTAAGTGGTATTATGCCCGATATGTAGTAGATATAAAAAAAGTATAACGATAAAAAAGAAAGAAATATGAGTGTAAATAACGGAAGAATCACCCCCCCATATCCATCGATGATGTTAAGTCGGTGCTGGGAGAACCGAGTAATGATATTGCCACATTGTGCAAGTCCGCCAAGATAAATATGTGGGCAAAATACAAACCAACCTGTTACCCTTCACCTTTTCCCGATAATTGGTATAAGGCTAGGGACGGGAACTATGGAATTTCTGTTCCAAGCTATAACACTCTAGAGTCTTTGTACAATGCTTATTTTATAGATGGTGACGAAAATCACGATAATGGATATTCGTATGAAAGACCTTCTGGAGGAAGTGCAGAGCCTTATCGTTTGGGTGATTTTAGAGGATACAATAGTAGAGCTACTAGTCCAATTTATGGTTTTCGTGCTACAGTAAGGGCTACATCCAATGGCGGTGTGTCGGGGTCTTGTGGATTCCGAGTTAAGCCTTCCGTAGGTGAAGACGATAGAGTTAACCTAGAAGATATTGGTATAACGAAAGATTGCTATTTTGGCTTCGCTCTATTCCAAAAAGGGAAACCTGTTTATTTTAGGACGGAATCAAACACTGTAAGCAATGGTAGTTTTCTGGTGCAAATAGGTGGAAATGGTTCTAATTTAGCTACAGGAAATTACGTTGCTATTCCTTTTCTTTCTACGGCTAAATATGATACTAGTGATAGACCTAATTTTGTAGTAGGAAGTTGGTATCCAATTCCTACAGCAGAACCAAATGATGTGATAATAGAAACAACTCAGAGTGCTTACTTGCGAGACTTGAAGTTAAGTTATGACCCATCAACCAAAGAGGTTAGATTGAAGAATTTTGGTTCTACGACATATAAAAGAATTTATATTGATATTAGGTTCTCTACAAGTACTCAAACGACTGCTTTCCAATTTGGTGAGTATAGGGTTGTAACCAACAAAGATATTGCGCCTAATGAGATTATTAGAGTTGATATAGGTAGATATGCCTTACTAGAAGGGAAAAGTTATAAAGCTATGCTTTACGTAGCAAATACATTTGTTGACCAAATACTTTTGCTATCTAATTCGGAAATGCAAGGCTAAATGAGAAAATGAATTAAGTTTAAACATAAAAATAAAGAAACAATTATGAAGAAGATTAAGACAATCGAGGCTGTAGCAGCCTACAAGACATTGAAGGCATTGAAGACATCATCAATGAGTGATGATGCCGCTATGCGAGTTTGGAAGAATATGAAGGCACTGCGCCACGTAGTCGATACATACGACAAGGACGTGGAGGAAGCGCAGGAGAGCCTGAAGGACGATAAGTTCGATGAGATGCAGCAGAAGCTCCAGGAGTGCCAGCAGTTGGAGCAGAAGCACGCCGATGAGGGCTACGAATACACCAAGGACGATTCAGCCAAGTTTGCGGAGGTCAACCAGTACTTCTTCAATCAGAAGCAGAAGACCGAGAAGTATTTCTCAGACCTTGCCAATGCCGAGGTAGAGGTAGCCATCGAGGCAGTTGACGAGAAGGAGTTGTTCAAGGCAGCGAAAGATTGCGGCTTGAAGTTCGCCGATATGGAGAGCCTTGAGGTTGTGATAGGATAAACACTGATAAGTAGATATAGAAATAGCGTTAGAATTTGGCAAGAAAGCCGTTCTAACGCTATTTTTGTGACTTATTACTTTCAGATTGTTACTTTTTATAAAGTTTAACAATAAAATATTGCGCAAAATGAACAGAATTGTGCAAAATTGTTTGTTTTTGCAGAACTTTCCTTCTTATTAAGAATGAGGAACTAAGAATAAATAATAACCCCAAAAACAAAAGGAGAAGAATTTATGACTAAAGAGGAAGAAGATGAAGTCCATCGGTTAGTTCAATCAGTCGGTGTTGTACAGTTGTCAAGAGTAATGTTTAAGGACATGGACGTTAGCGAAATGATAAACGTTATTATCCTTGCAGGTAGAGGCTACAGCATAAAGCTACTCACTTGGTTTAAGTATTATTGTGAAGTGATGCCTCTGTTTATCATGCTTTTTCATATTGCATGCATGGCAACATTTGCGTCTCATGAAAAAGAAATGTGCGTATGGTTTAAGGAGAATTGGGTATCGGCAGCATTTATCTATTTTTCCGTTTATATCCATCCGCTTGTGCTTATAATTGCGAGCAGATTCTTTTGGCTCTGCTACAGATGGCGTATTCCGATGATCATCTACCTATTTGGGATAAATGCTATTCATATCGTATACTGGAATGTTTTTACCACCAACGAAATGGTGGAAGCTAATGTTGTAATACTTGTAATGACCATTATATTTTATGTATATGGTTTTGCCGATAAGTATTTCTCAGGCAAGGGCTGTCAAAGTTTAATCTCTAGATTATAATGATATGGGAAAGTTATTTGGTTATCACACCTTGGGAGTGTTATTAAAATCGTTATCGGATTCTTGTTTTCGAGCAGACGAGCAAGAGAAGAGAGGGGAGAAGGTAACTGCTTGCGGAATGAGTAGCGATGAGATAGAAGACCTTTGTGAGAACTATCTGCCGTATGCTCTCAACCCTATGTTGAGCACCGAGGAGGTCAAGGAGAAGCTTCACGTTTCTGATGCTACACTTAATAGAATGGTAGCGAGGGGCGATATACCAAACGGAGAGTGTAAGAAACGAGGGCACACCCGATATTGGAAGAAGTGGGATATTCTTCACTTCATAAAGAGCAAGAGAAAATCATAACGTACAAGCCCTACGCAGCACGGATAAGCGAGCATATATGAGTATTATGGATTTTATGTTTCAGACTTTGATTATAGTAGCGATACTGGTAATCATCAACTGCTCGTTCATTGCTTATTTGTATCTTTCCTATAAATATAAGAAGGTCGATAAGTTTTTCATGGCTTGGGTGACATCATCAACTATGATATTGATAATGTGGTTCGGGGTAGGATTGTATCTGTACTTTGAACATTTCTTATAAGTTAAAGAGAGGTAAGTGATTGCCTCTCTTTTTTATTGCTTTCATATTTTCAAGAAGTCTTCTACATCAATGTACTCAATTCCGAAATTCTCTGCGCATTTTTTGTCGGAGTCTGAGAAATCTCCATCTTTTCCGCTAGCATCACCTATCATTATCAGCTCACTTTTCTTCCAAGAAGAATACGACTCAAGCATTCCAGTATTTGGCTTTCTCATTCCTATCTCTGCATGCGATGGGCAATACATAGAGTTGACGAAGATATTTCGTCCGGTATGATTGCGAAGATATTTTTGCATAAAGCTTTCAATCGCTTTTATCTTTCCTATGAAGTCCTGTTCGTCAACGAATTGAGGGATGCCTCCTTGGTTTGAAACTATTTCCACATAGTAAAGAGTAGGGAACACCTCTACGATCTTATCCAAAACCTCTTTCCGGATTTTGAAATCTGTCACATCTATTGGAAATTTGTTTCCTGAAATAGTCTTGATAATAGTATCATCTAAATCAATGAACAATACTTTTTTCTTGATAAAATATCCTTTTCCTGTCATATCTTTGCTTTCTATATTGTTGTTTAATAGCTATATTTTCTAATATAGAGTTCGAAAAAACACAGTTGTTATGGTGTGTCTCACCTTTTTAATAATGCAAAGATACGACAAAAAAGACAGCCTTGCAAATAAATTAATGCAAATTTTAAAACGTTATCTGTTTTTAATGAAATCTTTAATAATTCTCGTAATAGAATCTTCCTTGATCGCCATAGGAGCATCGCCTTGGTACTCTATTACTTGGTTGCCACATTCCTGCCAAAACAAATTGCTATTAATACGTTCTCCATCTACTAATAGCCAATTTGGATGAAACTCAAATGAATGCATCTTAGTTAACGGAACAAGAATAAACATTTTATTCTCCTTCTTGTTCACTAGTACAGACAAGTCTGAATCATCAAATGTGATGATAACTCGATTTTCATTCTCGGAAAGAACGTTGTAATCCTCGTTATAACGTTCGAAAAGATAATTTTTAATGCTAGAACAACTCATATTCTTGTAATTTTATAGGAGGGCAGATGGAAAAATCCAAGTTCTGCCCGCCAAGTTAAACTTATAAGGAAATCTTCTATAATATAGACTGGCAAAGCCATCCCATGAGATAGCATGGTTCTTCGCCTTGCATGTCTATTCCCAGATGGTTGCATATATGTGCAACTACATGGAACATTTCATGTGTGAGGCTGTTTATATACTCGCCTTCAGATGTTGACTTACAGATAAGGACGACACTTGTGTTCTTTGAAACATTTGTGTATGTCAAGCCTTTGTTTGGTGAATTGGTTGAGATGTGGTCGTATGCATCCAGCAATGGTTGCCCTTTACAATCAATGGAACTTAGTACATCTATAGCCTCATCAACCTCTTCTTGATTAACAACATGACATACAATCACATTCCAATCATATTTCTCTAAGTAAATTTCTTGTTTAATCATAATACATCATCCCATGGTATGCCGATACCGTTATGATTGCAATCGGCATAAAATCTATTGAAAATGAATCCATCCTCTTGGTCTGGGTCATCCACCATATCCTTAATAAATTGAGCCAAAGCAGCTTCATCCTTTAAAGAGGACTTAAAGAAATCGGCTCTAGCCATGTTTGCGACATAGACAAAATCGTAATTGTCAGCATTCTCCAACTTTACGTTGTTGACTTTAAGGAGTTCCTCCACAGTGTCTTTTTCTGTAGGTTCTACTCTTTCTAACTTGCCTGTCGTTGCGTTTGTCTTGCGCATTAATGTGATAGCCCAATCACACATCTTTTTATTGAAGTGCCATCCATTATAGCGAAGGTATGCAATCATTCCTTCGGGCTTCATGTCGTATGCATCAAGTGGTATTTTGTATCTTCCCATAACTGAAATTTTTAAGGAGGTGGAGATTTCTCCCCACCTCAAAGTGTAATACTAATAGCGATAACCGCCACCTCTGCGACCACCATGTCTTTCACCATAGCGGTCTTCATCGTCATCCCAATTGTCTCGGTAATCCGGCATTGGGTTTCTGTGACCCATTCGTCCATACTTGTCATCCCCCATTTCATCAATGCAGTGCATGAGTTTACCACCATACTTAAGCATCTTCTCTACAAGTTCTGACATTTCATTTACCTTGTTTTCGGTAATTTCTATCATGTATCCCATAATGATTTACTTTTTTGTATTAACTTTTTCCAAAGCCACTGACAACATAGACTTAATATCGGTCAAAGTTCCCTTCATTCCGCTAACCTCGCTTTTGAGGTTGTTGATGTCTTCTTCCTGTTGTCTGTCTTTGGCTATTTGTGGATTCAAGATGGCACGCATCTTTGCGCACTCTTCCATAACCTTTTTGTGGTATGACTCGCTTTCCACAATCTCCTTAGAATGCCGATACATAGCCTCAACTTCTGCATCCATGGCTTCACGACTTTCAGAAACCACGAGGTTCTCTGAGTTTGCGATTTGCATATTGGATGGGAGTTGTTTGAACTCCATTTGCTCATTCGGCAATTTCACGACAACATCAACGGTAGTCTCCATTGGTTGTGGGTTGAATTGCCCAGGAGTATATGTCGGGAACTTAGGTTGTGGGTTACTGACCGACACAACCTGTCCGATTTTGAGACTTGGGTTTTCACCCTTGTCAAGCACATAGAATATGCTGTTAGGTCGAAGTCCTTGAAACATAGCTTTGTAATGTTAATTGTTAAACAATACCCGTCATTAGCTGAAGGGTGTTAGTATCTCGCTCGAACCAAAACTGATAAACTCCAGTTCCTGCAATGTCGGCTACCGTCAAAGGATTGCCGTTGAACTTAGTTACAGCTTGGGTTACGCCATTGGTCTCGAAAAGGATTGGCAGCGTATTTGTCGTACCTGTCGGAATGGCTTGATGTAGGTTCACAAAGATAGTTCCCCTATAGTTAGCATTCACGAAGGCGTGGTTTCTGAACGAGAAAACAACATTTTCGGTGTTCACCACCACGCCTGTAGATGCGATAGCTGCCGAGCCGTTACGATTAACCCATGCAAAAGGTCTCATCCATAACATAGCAGCCTCCTTTCTTTAACCCCAGAATCCGTTGTTGGCAGCATTCAAACCATACAGACCAGCCTGATAAGCGACACAATTAGGAACCGCAGTAAATGGGCTGTAAGGAGTAGTTACCGTCTCTGGCAACTTACACTTGATACCAGCCACCTCACTCTGCAAGCCAGCCAATACCGCATTGATAGGTGCTACAGCCTGACCCACAATCTGTGATGTCATAGCGGAAGACTTGAAGGTACTGTTCTCCTCACGAAGAGAATCAATCTTGTTCTGCATCTCACGCATCTCAGCCTGCTTCTGACCGTCAACGATGGTCTGAGTGCTTTCCTTTATTGCGTTGTGCAAATCACAAGTCTGTCTCTGAGTCTCGTAAGCCACGTTAGAGAAGCCACGCTCCTGTCCTACGGCTACATTGTTGATGGCATTCTGCAAAGTGCCAGTCTGCTGACACATAGCCAACTTGACGTTTCCGTCCATAGCCGTAATATTGTTATTTACACGGCAGCAGCAATCAGCGAGTTGTGATGCAATCTGCATATTACCTTGCTGAAGAGCGTTGATAGTTTGCATTCCGCTCATGCCTACTTGGTTGCCCACGTTCTGGACTTGGGTAGTCAAAGCAGAGATTGCTTGCTGAATCTGTCCTTCTGTACAATTGAGCTGGGTAGCGAGATTACTGAGTGCATTACGATTGCCACCGATTGCATCCATAAGCAAGGAACGACCATAGTCATTGTTGATTTCATTAGCAAGACCTGCGCCATTTCCACGGCCACCAAAGCCGAAACCATTACCGCCCCAACCGCAGAAGCAAAGGATAAAGAGCAGCCAAATGAACCAAGAACCATCACCATTGCCGAATCCGTTATTACCCTTCATCGCAAGAAGAACGTTTGGGTCAACGCCTCTCTGTTGGAGCAAAGGAGCTATCAAGCTCATCATTCCTCCATTGTTACCTGAACCCTCTGGATTAAAAACATAAGTTTTTGATGTCTCCATAAGAATAATCTTTTTGTGTTAAACCTTAATTAAACTAACTCTATGTAACGTTACGGCTGCAAAGTTACGAATAATAAGCAAAAGGTTTAATAACTCTATCAAACTTTCTTTTATCCGCTAATAATCAAGTAGTTAAGGTGATAGGAGGTAATATCATACTTTCGAATGGGCGAAAAAACAAAGGCTTGTTTGCAAATTCCGTTTGCAGAAAACAAAAAAATGCAAACGGAATTGCAAACGGAAACTAAGCGCACACAAATTTAAAGCCAAACTTTCGTGTATAGTATTCCTCTTTCGGATGTCTTTTCGTCTCGGAGTCATAGCAGAGAATAAACGGCTCACCCTTAGAGTAGAAATAGTTATAAGACTTTCGCAAATACATCTTCGCATTCAAAACCTTTGGGGAGAGTTTTCTTATTCTTAACCTTGTTTCTTGAGGCTTACCCGACAACACTCTAAGTTCGTCCATTTTATATTGCATATGCAACTTTCTGCCTTTATTGGCATACTTTTCTTTATTCCAATAGTTTCTCAAAGACTTGTTACGCTCTTTGCGAATTCTGTCTGCCGTTTCTGCGTTATGTTTCAATCCAAGCTTACTGACCTGTCCTAAAATTGTCGATTGAGGAATATTCGTTACTTCTGATATTTCTCTTGCCGTCATCGTTTGGTACATGTCGGAGATTTTACGGATAGTCTCATTATTCAATTTATTGTCTATTTTCGTACCACCTAAAATAGTGATATACTTATATAATGTATGTAAGGTTACACCAGCAGCCTTGGCTACTTCCTTTCGTGGGTAGTCATTGATATGGGCTTTGATGTAGTCCATCTGTTCCTGTGTCAATCTTCTTGGCATTCTTCGTCCTCCTCAAAAGAAAATCCATATTTGTTCTTGTAGTATTCCTCATCCATCCTACGAGTATTCCGGTCATAACCCAAGATATAAGGTTCGCCTTCAAAACCGAAATACCCATGTTTCGTAATGAGATTGTATTTGGCGTGATATGCTTTTGCAGGTAACTCTGAAAATCTAAGATTCGTTTTCTGCGGAATGCAGGACATAAATCTGAGCTTTTCTGCACGCATAGTTCTTTTCCAACTTTTTACCCTCTTATTTATTATTGCTTTCTCATACGCTTTCTTTAAGTTTGCCAAACTATTCTTTTTAAGTCTTTCGATAGTTTCTTTCGAATGAGTAAGCTTTAGTCTTTTTGCCGCCTTTCCTACTGTAGATGGATGACACCCTACAATCTCGGCAATCTCTTTGACCGAATGGTTAGGATAGAGATTTATGATTTGTTCATCACGTTTCCTGTTGGGTTGTGGAACAAATCTTTTGTGCTCAAAATTACAATCGCATTCGTGCAATATCTTATATAGAAATTTTACGCTGACACCCATTCTTTGTGCCAACTTGTATCTTGGTCGCTCATTTATGTGTGTCTTAATGATGTCTATTGTGTCTTGTTCTATTATCTTCATTTTTATTCAGTTTTTTATGGTGTGACTCACCTGTATTTGCAAAGGTAATGAGATTTTATTGATAGAGCAAATAATTTAATGTGTTATAACTTTGTTTAAGGAAAAATTTAATTATTTGCACAAAAATTAATTGTGTAGTTTTCTGACTCGGCTATTTTCACATTATTATATATAAATAGCTATCTTTGCAACAAAAAACATAAGGAAATGACAGCGGAAACTATTCAATTAATACAGACGGGAATTAATCTTCTTTGCGCATCGGGAGTTATCTCCACGTTGCTGTACTATAATAGTAGAAAACGAAAGGAGGCGGCACTCGCATCACAGGAAGAGAATAAGACTATTTCATCATATGCCGATGAGTGGAAGGCTCTCTATGAACGTTCCAACGAGTCGGTCGTTAATCTTAACAGTAAAGTAGATGAATTGTATGAGGAAATCAACCAATACAGAATTACGATACGCAATCTTAGGGACGAGAAGAACGATTTGAAGCTTGCCTTGCATGAGGCACAATGGAATAGATGCATCAAGGATGGATGTCAACTTAGAACCCCACCAAGAAAGCGAGAATCCTTAGAATCGTTGGTTGAAAAGGAAGAAGATGCGATATATCGTGATAGGGAGGATTAAATTATGATAAAGTATCTGAAATTACTCATACAAGTTAATAGCGGACATTCAAGCAAGGCATTCTTTTTAGTGTCCGTTACTTTGATAGGTTTCTTGATGCTCCTGGTTGTCTGCTTTATTTTAGTGTGGGAAGTGGTAACTTATGGGACTATCAAGACCGATTTGATGGGGTTAAGTGCATTTGTTGGTAGTGTGGCTAGTTTGTTCGTCACGGCTGGCATTACCAAGACTATAGGGGAACGTGGCGAACACAATAACAATAACTTAAAGTTGGAGGAAAAAGACAATGGCTAAATCGGAGATTTTAAGCGAGTTCGTACTTAGTTGGGAATCGTCTAAGTACACCAACAGAAAAAGCGACCGTGGAAATGCGACAAAATACGGAATCACGCTCGCTACTTGGAAGAAGGTTGGATATGACAAGAATGGTGATGGGGTAATCAATGCCGAGGATGTGAAGTTGCTTACCAAGGCAGATTATGACCGAGTGTTCAAGAGGAACTACTGGGATGTTTGCATGGCTGACAAGATAAACAACCAGTCAGTGGCGAACCTCCTAGTGGACTTCGCCTACAATAGCGGATGTTCAAAGGCCATCCAGAAGATACAGGAAGTTGTAGGAACAAAGGTGGACGGCATCATGGGCAAGAACACCTTGGCGGCTATCAATAACTTCAATCAAGGACAGTGGGTCTTGTTCGACAGTCTGAAGGTCGCTAGGATTACCTACCTTAACGACATCGTGAAGAACGACCCTAAGCAAGAGGTAAATCTGAAGGGTTGGCTCAGACGTGTCGGGAACATCAAGTACGGAAAGCTCGTCTGCAATGATGGACGTGTAATAAACAGCTAATAACACAAAAATAGCTCCATCGTTCTAGTCGGTGGGGCTATCTTCGTTAAAGTCCTAGCTTGGTGGTTATCCAAGAGCCTATTGGAACATTTTCCTCCTTGGACTTCTGCTTTATATAGTCCACGGTTTCCTTTGGCATCCTTATGCAAAGGTTCACGTTGTTCCCTTTCTTTCGTCCGCTTCCAGCCCTTGCACCTCCTCTGTTACTTTTCTTGTTATCCATATCTATTTTGTTAAGAGCCTTACGTTTGCTAGGGTGGTACTTCTATTGGAAACGAAAAAGTGCTCTCGTTCTAATTTATCCCTAACCAAATTGTCTATTTCTCCCATTTTTTTCTTGCATACATTAAGTCTGTTCGTTAAGTCTTTGACTTGTCCATCTAGTTTCTTGAATTGGAGGACGGTATCTTCGGGCTTACAAACTTTGCTTATGTTCGCTATAATAGCTTTCATTGCTTTGTTTTCTTCTACCAGCTTGTCGTAGTTGCGAAGAATGGGAAGCATCTGCCTCTCATACGGAATATTGTTTTTTGTCTTACTCATATAGTTTTATTTTAAAGTTCAACACCTCGCCATCTCTTGATGGTACAAAGACTCTCGAAATTATCAATATACACTTTGTCCTTATTGAAGTGGGCTTGTTGTATTTGGTATTTCATCCAACCGATGTTGCAACCATTCTCGCCACCTTCCCAATGGTAGTAGCGATAATGCAAGCTAACGTCTATGTCAAGCACATCATCTTCTCCCGATACTTCTGAAGGGTAAATGCGGAGGTCAGCCTCAACGTGAATGCTCTTGAAGATTGCAGGCTGCATCTTGAAGTCAGAACTCACGATGTGCTTCTCGTCCATGGGTATGAACTCAGCGTAAATGCCAAGTCTCTCACAAGTCTTTTGTATGTCCTTTGCTATGTAGGACAGAATGTTTTGATGCTCCATATTATATTATGAATATTTTATAAATTACATACCAAATTATCAATGCGACCAAGGAACATACAATGTGCGTCTTAGTCATTCGTGGGTCTCTAAGATTATACATCTTCTTTGAGGTAATCCGCTGATGCTTGCAACATCTTGATGGTGTTCTCCACAACTTTGTGGGCATCGTAGTCTGAGCCAGCCTCGTCAAGAGCTTGCTTGTTCATTCTGATAAGCATCTCTAGGAACGTGGCACACTCATCCTTGGTTGGTGCATTGACGTGGATAGGTTTTTGAACCGTCTTCACGAAATAGTCCATACCCTTTTTAAGCAAGGTTCTAATCTCGTTTGGTCGGCTGTTTTTGCCTATCATTTGTTGTATCTGGATGCGGCAACTCACACCACGCTTTGGGCAACCTATGCGATAATCATCGCCTACTTCTTCTATTTCTCCGTCCATATAGTCAACCTTTGCGATAAAGCCGTTGTCCTTATCCGTGCAAACTAGGAAGTCACATTCTCCTCGCTTGTGATTTCGAGTGTTGTCAATGATGAAAAGTGGTATTTCTCTCTTTGCCATATTATGCGTTTTTAATGTTGTCTATCCATTGTTTGGCTTCTGAACAGGTATTGCAGCAAGCCGCATTCTTGTAACTATTGCAGATGGTAGGATAATACTTTCCATCTTCAATATAAATAATCTCACCTCTGTACATGATGTGGGTATTGGTGTTTGTGCAACCAACTTCTTGCAATTTATGTGGAATCATATTTTTTGTTATTCTTTATAAAGGTTTGCTTGGTCTTCTAACGCAGCGTCTAGCGTCCATTCTGTTTTGTCGTAGATACCATCTCCAAGTCCTGTATTGAAGTTGATATAGTAGAACTGACTATCTTCTGCAATAGTTACTTTGAAGCCATTATACTCACGTTCATCAACATTCATTCGGATAAAGCGAATGTTGTTAGCCTTAAACATTCTTTCAATTGGTTCTTCGGCTATATCGCTTACATTGAGATAATATGAGCCGTTCTTATAGTGTAAGTCTGTATCCCATGACTCTGGTAGGTCGGTCATTACCTTATAACGAAGCTCTCGCTCGTCCATTAAGTCTATGATGTTATATCTCTTCATATCTATAATGAATTAAAAAATATATTGAACTTCTGCAATACCATCTTCGTTGATAGCTACCTTGCGATTATCGTCTTGACACACATCAAACTCGTTGTCGGACAACTCCTCCCAAGAATTCGCCTCAATGATTTCTGCTACCTCGTTAGACCACTCGTCTTGCTCATTGATAAACTCTACCAATTCGTCTAATGTTCTTACATCTGTTGCTTTCATATTCATTTCGCTTGCCGTGATGCGATAGGGCTTAATTGTTAATAATACAGTTTCTGAAGGTGTGTCTCACCTTTCTATTTCTAATGCAAAGATACAAAGAATATTTGAAATATGCAATAAAAAATCAAGCTATTTTCTTTGCATTAACTTTTATTGGATATAATAGTAGGCTTGATTACATTCGTTAACAGAAAATGGCTAGTTTTTCACTTATTCGGGTTTTGGAAATAACCCAAATGGCTCTTTTTATGCCATATATAATATAATTTGTACCTTTGCACTCAAAAAGGAGGTTGATATGCAACTAAGATTTGATTGGTGGCGTTGGCTCGTTACCATATTGGTAGGTTTCTTCATCATGCTGATGATGTACGGATGCCGGACAACGAAATATGTAGAAGTGGAAAAGGTGGTGCGAGACACTACTAATTATGCTCACTGGGACTCTATCGTCAATGAAAGGGTCAGGCTCATTCAGGATAGCTTACTCTCTTATCATTGGGAGCAGACCGAAAAGCAGGTTAAGGATTCCACATACATAAAGGATGATGTCAAGACAAGGGTAGATGAGAGTGGTAAAGTGCTAGGTAAGGATTCTATTCACATAGAGATTAGATACAGGGATAGCAAGGAACTATCCAAGGTTCGTGATAGCCTTATTCATTATAAGGAGATAGCAGAGCGAGCAAGTATATACAAGGCTCAGAGGGATAGTCTCAACAGAGAGTTGAATATTGTCCAGACCAAAAAGGAATATATCGAGAAAGACTTGGCGGGATGGGACTTATTCTATTGGAAATTCGGAATGATTTCCTTTTGGGTCGTTTCCTTGACGCTGGTAGCAATGATTTTCTTTCTCACGGTAAAATACAAGAAAAAGTTTTTTCATTAGGTTGGTTTTTAGTTATTAGGGTTTTAGATTGGTTTTTAGGTAACAACTTGTGGGGCAGCTGCCAGTGATGGTGGTTGCTCTTTTTTTATATCTTGAAAATGCATTAGAGTGTGGAATATCAAAAATGCAAGCGATTTAATGCATTTATAGTTTTATATATGTAACTAAATATGGCATTCTGTGTTAAGAAAGCATAATACCTGTAATTCCGTGCATTAAATCCCTTGCATTTTGAAAACAAATTAGTAACTTTGCAACGTGCTTTGTTGGTGCTGACCCGCTTACAAGAATCAATAAGATTTCCAGTGGCGAAAGCCATACTACGATAATCCTTACCTAGATTTCGGGGTCAGACGAATGAAGGGTAAGGATTTCTTTTTAGAATCCTTGTTTTGAGTCGAAACATCCTTAGATAGTTCTAAGTTAATAATGGGCTATAATTGTTGGAGTAGGCGAAACACAGATAAGTTAAATAAATAAGGAAACGAGTTCTTATGCATCAGATTAGAATTGGTATCAAGCAAGCTAAAATTGCACTAGGCGATAAGAATCGCTTGGTGGGATTTTGTTTTGCCTTAAAGATAAAATTTTTATTCCGTGCATCAGACCTTCATTTTAGATCTACAAACCAAGCAGCTAAAGTGATGGGCTACAACAAGAAAGATTTCAAACAATATTTGGATTTATCAGTTAAATTTGGATATTGTAGAATCGAAACTAATAAGTTCGGTGTGAAGAGAATCATAGCGAACAGGTTGTATGACAGTTTCCAGTACAGCTACAAGACAAGACGATGCGAGATAACCAAACTAACCTTGCCTCAGTTGAGAAGTCTTTTGTGTGATGTCGTTGTGAGCAACAAAATCAATGTCATTGAAAATGTCTCCAATACGCATTGTAGAGCCGTCAATGGAAATACGATTAAAAGTGTACGTAGTGCCAAAAAAACGGAAGCTCGTATGTTGGAAAGACCATTCAATGAAAAGTACACAAGTTATTCATACGCCAGAATGATGAAAGATACTTGTTCGACTAGATACCAAGTAGGGAAGACTATCAAGAAGCTTGTCAAGTCTGGTGCCGTAAAAAAAATAGTTCAATGCACAGAAGTCGGAATAGACGCATGTGCTTGTACTAATAATTGGCATTACTATGATGCGTTTGGAAATCTAATCATCATTTCGGCAAAATATCGAAAGGGGCAATTACGATGCGCAAACAAATACAAAGTTCTAAAGAGCCAAGTATCTAAGTCGAAGAGCGGAACGAACCCAAAAATTATTGAGCGAAAGATGAAGTGGGTAAAAAATCGAACGTAATAATAGTAGAGAAAAAAATCTATAAATAACCTGCGTGCGTAAGGGAGCTTGTAGAGGTAAGGGGAATATACGTAGTATATTTCACTTACGTATATAAACTACTCATGCGTGTGTGAGGTTGATTAAAGAAACAAGGAAAAGAAAGAAGCTATGGGAGAAAGAAAACAGAAAGAGGGCGATGAGCACAGAAACGTTGCAAAACCAACTTATGAAGAGTTTGCAATGTATTGCTCGATGGCAGGTTTTATGAAAGACAACCTAAAGTGGCTTTATGGTCGCTTTGATGATGTCGGATGGTTGCTGCCAAGCGGTAAAGTCCCTAAGAAATGGGAGGATTTGGTCAAGAAATGGAATTCCTTGAAGAATCCGAGCCAGACATACCGCAAGCATGGTTTCAAGTTCAAGACCAAGGAAGAGAAGATGCACGACTGCTACGAAGTGTGGACAGATGGTTCTGCGGTACTTAGGACTGATACCAAGCGAAGAAAGTACACTGGTGGTGCTGCCTATGTGATTTTACACGAAGGCAAGGTGTATAAGCAGGGAAACTACGGAACTATAGACACGACAATTAGCCGTATGGAGCTTTTGGCAATCATCTGTGGTGTTGGTCATTGCCCACAAGGTGCGGTTGTGACGGTTCATAGTGATAGCCAATATGCACTTAAGACTTTGAGCGGTGTTTATTCTGCACACAAGAACTTAGACTTGATGGAGAAGTTTAGAAAGCATTCCGCTCATGTAGCACACATCACTTGGCGCAAGGTGAAGAGCCATTCGGGTGTTGAGTACAATGAGCTTTGCGACAGATTGGCAAACGAAGGTAGAATAGCTGCCGAGATAAAGGCAGGGTTAAGAGTTAATTCAAAAGCTTAGAGAAATGAAGATACGGACATTTGAACTATGTGCCGGATATGACTCTCAACTGATGGCTTTGGAGCGACTGAAGAAGAAATATTCTGATTTCGATTACGAGTGCATCGGATGGTCTGAGATAGAGCCAAGTGCAATAGCCTTGCATAATGCTTGCTTTCCTAGTCTGTCCGGAAAGAATTTCGGTGATATGACAAAGATAGATTGGAGCAAGGTTAAAGACTTTGACTTGCTGACATATTCAACACCTTGCCAGTCTGTTTCGCAAGCTGGAAAACAGAAAGGAATAGAGGAGGGAAGCAATACACGATCCTCTATCCTTTGGTTCACAAGAAACGCCATTATTACCAAGAGACCGAAATACCTCTTAATGGAGAATGTAGAGGCTTTGGTTCAAACAAAGTTCATCGGGTTCTTCAACAAGTGGCGCAAGGAGCTGGAATCATACGGATATGCCAATTATGCAAAGGTGGTAAATGCTGCCGACTGCGGTGTTCCTCAGAACAGAAAACGTGTCTTCATGCTCTCTATACGAAATGATGGTGATAAGATGGATTATCATTTTCCGAGAAAGACAAAGCTGAAGAAACATTTGGTTGATGTCTTGGAGGAAAATGTGGACGAAAAGTACTTTTTGAGCGATGCTCTGCTATGTAAAGAGAAATTTGTACCAAATGAATGGAAAGAGCCTATGGGTGCAGCTATAAGGACTCGTTCTGAAGGGGAGTGGATAAAAGGCGAAAAGCATAGTCCAAAGGTTGAGTTTGGAAAGAATATAGCTAATACCATTACATCTGCGAGCAAGGACTCCTTGGTCGTGCTTGGAAAGACAAGGTTACGCATTAGGCGTTTGACTCCGAGAGAACTCTTCCGTTTGATGAACGTTGACGAAGAATACATAGACCGGATGCTTGAAAGTGGAGTGTCAAAGTCAAGTCTTCAAAAAGCTGCAGGAAACTCTATTGTTGTAGCATGCATGGAGATAATATTTGAGGAACTTTGGTTTCCTGAGAATAATGTTAAGGTCGCTGATGATGGTCAGCTATGTCTATTTTAAATAATGATGATATGATGTTTTTGAATAATAAAGAGAAAAAGGAGAAAGCAAATGCTATCTCATACAAGATAGATGAGTACATCTGGGGAAGAAAGGATTTCGTTACCGATTGCCCCTATGGTGAGAAAGGCAGATACACCAATGCTGTTAATAAGGTTGGTGACTTGGGATGCAACACTTGCGAATGGCAGGTAAGACACAATCAAAGAGCGCAAGTTGTGATGTGCTCCCATTCAAAGGAGGAGAAGAGCGAGGTTAAGAAACTTTTTAATGATTTATGATTATGGATAAGGAAAAATTAAAGAAAGATTACGAGAATGCTTGCAATGCTTACTTGGAGGCATTTTGTGAGAAGCATGAGTTTTACGGATTGGATAATCCGGAGACATATTGGATTGATACAGGTGGAATAGCCAATTGCGGTGATTTAACTTTCGATATGGCTACTATTGTAACTGATATTGACAAGGAAGCTCCTGAAGAAGAGTTGTTGAAGTGGTACGATTATACGATTGAAGCTAGTGAGTTCAATTTGCCTATTCCAAACTTCGATCATTGGCTCATAGGATGTCCAAGAACACCGAGCAAATGGTTTGAAGACATGCGGGCAAAGCGCAAGGAGATTGATGATTTATTGAAGGAGGAAAATGAAAGATTGAAAAATGGAAAAGAGTAACCTTTTTAATTATCTACAGAGGCTCTTTGATGAAGGTCTCTGTATAAACACTACCGAACTTGAATTCGGAACACTTGAAGTAACGGCAGAGAATCGAAGCCAAGGCAAGCAAATCACATTCTTTGCAAAGGGCATGGAGGATGCAAAGCAGAAAGCCATGGAGTGGCAGGCAGGGCAAATACTCTTGAATTGCGATGACTTTGAAGAGATAGTAATGTTCTTGGCTAATAGAAAGAAACTTAAAGCGGAAATGAACTATGGATAAGAATTTTAGAAGTTGCTTTTGTTGTATCCATTTCTTGGGAATACTAAATACTAGCACAGGAAATGTTTTGAAATGCAAGAAGGGTAGCACAGTGGAAGTAAAGGGGAAGCGACTGACAGAAATCGCTGCAAGATGCAAAAATTACAAAGCGTGAGGCACACGTTAAAGGTAATAGACAACATGGGTATTTGAAAGAGAGCGAAATGTAAAAAACTGCAAAACAAATAGTAGATTCTATATAGTGAGATTAAAATATATTAATATAGATAATAAACACATTAAATTATTTGCATATTTCGATAATTCTTTGTATCTTTGCATCGTGATTAAGAAACAAATGTTACTAATTAAAAAGGTGAGACACACCTTAAAAACTGGGAATAATGACAAAGAAAGAAATTTTAAAACAATGGCTTGATGAGCAGAAAGTGAAATATTGTGGCAATTCAAATTTCACGTTAGGTTATGGTGATGGCTGGGATTGGGTTAAAGATACCCTACGACCAGCTATTACGAAGAATGCGATGTTCCTTAGATTCTTAGAACATGGCTTCCGTGAGATAGAAGAGTTTTTGAAATCAAAAACCGGAAAGCCGAGCGAAGAGGATTGTTCCTTGTATTCTGTTGGATATAAGGATGGAGTCAAGGATGCGATGATTGCAATTAAGAATAGATTTGAAAAATTAAAATAGGAGGTTAAATGGATTTAGGAAAGGCGATTAAGACAATTAGGGTAAGCAAGGGCTTGACCCAACGACAACTGGCTAAGGCTATCGGTTGTAGCGAGACGAATATGTTGTTTATGGAAACCGGAAGAACGTTTCCACGCAAAAGTAAGATTGATGCGATTTGTAAGGTGTTGGGGATTCCGATGTCTTACTTGTTGATGTTCTCTATTACACCGGATGATATTCCGGAAGACAAGAAGAGCTTGTACACAAGCATCGTAGAGCCGATGCGTAACGAATTTACTAGGGAGTTACTGCGATGAAAAGATACTTTTATTTTTCCGCAAGATTCATCAAGGATGGACGTATGGCGTATTCCGTCGGAATTTTAGAATCAGATGAAGGGTATTTTGATTTCGTTAAGGCCTCAAAGGATATTGCACAAGGAGAAGGGGTTGATGTAAAAAAGGTTATCATAGTCTTTTGGACAGAGACCAATTCTATTATGAAGGATAAGTTTGAAGCTTTAAAAGAGGAGGAAAATTGGTAGAATATAAATAAAAGGATTGAATATGAGAATACGAATAGTTAAACATGTTTGTGCCGATGGAGTAGAAAGGGGTATCTTGGAATACCGCAACCATTGGTGGGAGAAGTGGAGACCATTGCACCAGGAAGGCAAGTTGGCTTATGTAGCATATATGGGGGCGAATCCATATAAGTCTTTACAAGAAGAGTGCTTTGATATGCTCGAATTGAATGAAGAGCAGAGAAAGGTACGTGAACAGATGTTCCACTACATCTTAGATGCAGAAGAGATATATGTTGGTGCAAGAATTGGTAGCGAGTATCATATCGGCTATGATGCTGAAAATGATGAGAGTATGGAGACACTTAGAAATTTGGAGGAATAGTTATGCTCGGAAAGATTTTTTCGGTTATGACCGATATTATATATCGAAGAGAGGAAAGTTTGAATCTCTTTGAAGGAAAGAAGAAACTTGATAAGGTGGTGTCTGGTCGGGTAATCAGAGAACAAATCAAGTTGTTTGGTTTCACCGTCAGGACAAAGTTTTTTTATCAGATTTGCTGCCCACAAGTCAATATGAATGATACCCACGAGGTTTGCACATTGAATAAGGTCGAGGATTTGGTAAGAACAGAGTGCTATAACAAGGTCGTTGAATATTCAAACAGAAAACATCATGTCTAGTGTTAATTGTTTCAGAAGAGTTCTGTTAGATGTCGGTGGCAAGAAGACAATCATCAGTGTTCCGCATGAAATGTCCGAAACCGAAGTAAATAAGGTTATGGTTGTTACCAGAGCCTATCTACAGCAGTATGTCTATGTCGAAATGATATTGGCAGAGTGTTTCATTCAGAAAATCGAAAAGAGTATTCTGAAGAAGAAATGCGTTAGGTTTGAAGTTAAGAAGAAGTGGGTGGACTGCAAGAAGAATCTTCGCAAGGTGGTTAAGTATTATGACGCTTATGTTCCTAATGCAGATTTTAATAACGAATTCGCAATGACGTTCTATGACAAGATTAGTGGAGACTTGTATAAGTTGCGAGATAAGATCGCGGTGAGGTTACAGAACTTAGGAATTGGTGAAAAATCGGGAGTTTATGCGAATGCAATCATCCTTTATAATCTCACTAACCTTTGTTTGGGCACTTATGAGAATATCATCCGTAAGCTGTTTGAAGAATTGCACGTTAACTTAATGCAAGCGTTCAAGGATTTTGCCCCAATACTTGCTTTTGAAAACTCCTATGACTTCATGGCGTTAGTGATGGATAAGGATTTCGAGAGACTGGCAGACCATTTGATGACCAAAGAAATTCTTTCTTATTTCGACAAGGTGAGAAAAGGTGTCTTTGACGAACAGACATTAAATGAGGCTGCTATTAATGCAACGGAAGACTTAAAAGGCGATGAGAAGGATTTGCAGCGGACTTACATAGGGATTAATGACTTTATGAAGAGTGACTTTCCTTTGGAGAGAACAACATCAAAGAAAGCAAGCTGATGGAAATAGACCCAAATGAGTTATTGGCGATAGGTAATGAATTTCAGCGAATCTTTGGGGAAAACTTTGGAAAGTTCATAGATATGCGGTTTCTTTTAGCGAGAAGAGAGTTGGTCTTCAACTTACTGAAGTTTTCGGATTGGCTTGAAGAACGCTATCCGGATGAGTGTTCCATTGATGGAGTTAGTTACAATGAGGTTGTTGAGCGAAAATTTGGCAACCGAGGTGTTAAAATGATAAAGAAGTTGATAGGATGAAGTACATGGGTAGTAAGGCTAGAATCGTGCATGAAATATTGCCGATTATGCTGGACAAGGAACATGATACGTTTGTAGATGCTTTCTGTGGTGGCTGTAGCGTTATTGAGAACGTTCCGGACACGTATCGCAGGATTGCCAACGATAAGAATAGGTATCTTATCGAAATGTGGAAGTATCTTCAGAATGATGGGTTTGTCTTCAGGCATATTAGCAAGGAGACGTATGACAAGGCACGAGATTGCTATCACGGAAAGAATAATTTCTTTACCGAAGTTGGTGTAGGACTAGTCGGCTTCATGGCAAGCTTTAATGGTCGCTTCTTTGATGGTGGCTATAGCGGACATAATTTTGTCGGCAAGAACGGAAAGGCAAGGGATTACATAAGGGAGCAGATAGAAAATACAATGCGTGATGTGCCTCTCATTAAAGGTGTTGAGTTCTATAGCGGCAGTTATGATGAACTTGTGATACCGGAAAGGAGTATAGTGTATTGCGATATACCTTACAAAGCTACGAAAAAGTATGATGTATCAAAGAACTTCGATTATGAAAGCTTCTATATATGGTGTATGGAAATGGCTAGAAGAGGTCATAAGGTCTTTATCAGCGAGTATCAGATGCCGCAAGAGTTCAGATGTGTCTGGGAAAAGGAAGTAACTAATTCCATTAACCCGAATATTACAAAGAGACCAGTCGAAAGGTTGTTTACAATTGATTAGAAAGAAGAAATGAAAGAAACTTATTGTTTGGAAGATACGCTTTACAAAACAAAGCGTTACTTCACTTTGGAGGATGGCGTAGTATCAGGAACAGAACTTGCACAGGAAGACTTTAATGTATTTTTTGATCTTGCAAGTCGGCTTGGCTATAAGGTAGTGAAATTATGAAAAGGCGAGTAAACAAGGATTGTCCGTTCACGGCAGAAGAATTGGATGAGTTCAGAGCTGCCTTGTATAATGTGAATACATCTTTTCACTGCTGTAATGCAGCTCCGGTAGACTGGGCGGCAGGATGGCAGCGGAATGATATAAGAAAGATAAGGTAGGAAAGCCATAATCTACCAAATACCCACGTCTCAAAGCCGTGTGATGCCCTGCGTGGGGGGCGGGATTGTAAACTTAGGAGTCACACGGCTTTATTTTGAAGTTTCATAACTACAAAATAGCCTATCGCTAATGGTTGTTCCCTTGGGCAGGGAGATAGTTAATACCGCATCGTAAGATGTGAACACTTAAAATTTGCCGACAGCCATTGGCACAAGCCCATAAGTCAGCGACAGAAACCCTTGGGCAAGGTTGGGAATGGTGCATAGTCTTCAAATTCGCATCTGTCGCTGACAAACGGATGAGTGGCATTGGCAACTGAAAGCAATGCGACCCTCGCAAACTTGGAGCGGATTTCTTGATTAAACATTCCGTGTACCAGGTCACTGGGGAGGTATTGACACCAACAAGGGTTTAAATCCCTTGTCATCCACTAATTTTAAAAGGTTAAATTATGAATGAGTATTGTGAGAATTTGATTTCAAATGGAGTTCCTAGCTGGATAGTAGAGGAGGCTTATAAATTTACAATTGAGCCTTTGAAATCAACAGAAGGCTTGGTAGGAATTGATAAGGAAAATAGTGAGCTATATAGAAATGTCATTATCGCAGCCTATATTGAGGGTGCTAGTGCTACATTGGTAAAAGTGCAAAAAAATTATGGCGGTGAGGAACATAGTTAGACAATGGAACGAGGCAACTGAAGGATATTCGTACCGCTTCAAAGGTGGAGATATTTTCCTCCGGTTGGTTAAGGCTGATGGTAGTTATGAATTGCGTAACCCTATAGGTTATGGTGTTCAAGTAGTCATATGCAAAGACTTGGATGAAGCAGATGCAAAAGCCAAGGAAGTGCTAGAAGCGTTTTTTGAAGACAAAGTTAACATAAAAGTTATTTGATTATGGACTTAGAATTATTGATAGATAAGATAGACTTGAGTCAAGGTGCAAGGCAGATAGCCAAGCAAGCCTTGGAGTTGGGAATAAAATGCCAAAAGGATAGTGCTTGGCATCCGGTAGAAGAATTACCTGAGCACAACAGACGCATTGTCGGTCTGACCAAGGTTCGCAAGCGTTTCAAGCATCTGAATTTCTTAGGTGAGGAATGGTGGAAGAAGTTCACGAAGTCAAACGCCATCTATAAATGGGCTTATGTGGATGATTTGATATGATAGTAATAGTAGAAATCCATAATGCTATTTTGTTTTAAATGTTTGCCCCATCACTATATATAATAATGTAGTGGTGGGGATTTTTGTGTTAACGTCAGCAAATTACCTATCTGTATTATTATAGTATGTTAAATAATAAAAGAAACACATTAAGTAATTTGCATATTTCGATAATTCTTTGTATCTTTGCATCGTAATTAAGAAATAAAGGTTACTAATTAAAAATGGTGAGACACACCACAAAAACTGTAAGTTAGAAATGAAATCAACAAAGTATTATATTGATTACGTAAAGGACGGCATGTACTTTATCTTGGTTCGTAGAAGAGACGAAGCTATCCTCTTCTCGAATGAGCTGCTTGACAATGTTATCAACGAGGCAAAGACTCGCAACATCAAAGGTTGTGATTGTGTGATTCTTTAACTTTGAGGATTAGTTATGAAAAATAATTCTATCTCATTCAGCGAGTTGGCTAATTTCAACGATAGCAACTCTTGTGTTATGGTTGCCTTGATTATTAATGATGAAGGCGAAGTTGACGAAATCAATGAATATCTTGCTAATGTGCTTGGATTTTCCAAGGGTAAGAAAATCATAGGCTATCATCATATTGATGGCAATGACAATGGACGCAGTGACTATCTCTTTGAGTTTGACCATCCGGAGATTGCTTTCAATCCTATTGCTAGGTTAAAGTTTCCAGATTTGAAATGGACTAGTGATTTTGTAGATAATTTTGAACTTGATTATTTAAAATAAAGTAGATATGGAAAAGAATAATGCTTATGTAGAGGTATTGGCAAAGATTGCTAGCCTCATGGGTAGAACAAAGGAGTTTATTCAGATGTCGTCTTCAAATACTCATACGAGTATTACGATGTTTGCCGAAAACAACAGTAAGATAATTGGCAATTGGTATTTTGATTCATCCGATAGCAAGGAGTTGATGAATGCTTCTTTCAATGGTTTGAAGGCTTTGGTTGAGTCTCTTGAGCACAATAAGAGCAATGACGGACAAGCAGCGTAAGTACATTGAAAGTCTTGTCAAGAAAGTGTTTCGTAATGTAGATTCGCAGAGCGAAATACTTTCCAGATTGGATAGGGTTAAGATTTCAAGCCATCAAGCTTCAGTAATGATACATGCATTGAAGCTAGAGTGCAACATCGGTCGCTCCGTTCCGGCATATATGTTAATGGCAAACAATCTAAATCCAAAAATGGATGAGTTCTTTAGTATATTAGGGTACGATGAATGACGTATTCTTCAAGAAGAAAAGAAGTTGATATGAAAAAGGTAATTATGATAATTTCCGTTGCCGCCATTTTGGTAGGTTGCAAAGGTAAGGGTACAAGAGTCCAAATCTCGGATTCTGTTGACAAATTCAATGTCGAGAAATTGTTTGTTGTTGATAGTATAACAGTGTACAGGTTTTATGACCAAGGAAATGCTATCTATTTCACTAACCGGAAAGGTAGGGTAGATGCAATACATTCCAAGTACAATCCGGTTACTCGTACATACAATGACGAGGTTAACGAAACTTTATGTGAAGGAGACTAAAAAATGGAAAAGAGATTAACTAAGGAAGAGTTCCTGAAGGACTTATGGCATCCTGCTTGCGAAAAGCCAAACATTAAGCAAGGAGAATGTTGCGTTACATGTTTGGTTAAGTTCAAAAATGGAAGTACTGAATTATGTGTATATTTCCGTGATCCAGAAGGATGGGTATGTGATGATATGAGTCCTAAAGATTTTAAAAGAAATTTTAAGGGATGGCTATATATTGATGATTTGTTTCCAAAGGAAGGAGGCGAACAATGACTAAATGGTACTCTGCAAAAGAAGCTCCAAACTACGAAGAATGGATTCTTACAGAATGGTATGATGTAGACGATGGAGGTCTTAAGTACGAAGCTGATTATCTTTACTCTTTTGTTTATTGGAAAGATTATGTAAAGAGAAACAACATCACAAAGTGGTGCTATATTAAAGATATAAAAGATTAGGTATATGAAAGTACTTAAGAAGATTTTTGGTGAGCATATTTTCGATAATCGAAATAAAGGCTTGTAGTGTTAGTTCGAATTTAAAGAGGAGGTTTGATTATGAAATTATCTGAAATAGAATTAGATTTTTTGTATGAGAAATCTTCCGAGTTGTTTAGAGATAAAGTAAAACAACGAGGGGAAGATTATGAACATGATAATAGATGCGCTTGTCCTGAAGCAGTTCGCAGAACTCATCTACGAACTCTCGCAAGAGAATCTATAGAAGATGTTAAGATTTTAATTGAAGAACTACGTAATAATGGTTATGAAGCTTAATAAAATGGTTTTAGATAAGAAAATAGAAGAAGCCAAAGAAGAAATCTATGAAGATAGGTTTCTGTTAAATGGCGAAGATGTAATCTTCGATAATGATGCTAAGGAAGAAATGTTCGTCAAAGAGGACATCAAAGAAGCTATTGGACTAGGTGCTAAGTGGGCTATCAATGAGTTTATTAAATACTTGTGGCATCCAAATACAGAAGAGCCAGATAAGAGCGAGAGCGATATTATTACCCTTGGTTTTGAAAACGATGCTTATCTACAGTTTAAAGAATCCATTCTTTGGAATGAGGAATCTTGGAGACATTCGATTAGCAGATGCCAAATCAACAAGTGGGCTTATTTATCTGATATACTGCCAAAGCAGAAAGGAGGTGAGCAATGAAAACATTAGTATTAGATATTATGCTCAACGGAAGATTTGTCTGCACATTGAAGTATAAATATTGTGCGCTCTTCCCGATAGATTTTGAAGAATTAAAGAAGTTCATCCTCAAAAAGAGACCTACTTTGATAGGTAAGGACTATAGAATTGCGTTTTGATTATGAAAGAGCTTAAAGTTGGAGAAAGAGTTACGATTGAAGCCGTAGAGTCCTTTGGGGATAGTGACCAATGTAAAGGTTGCTGTTTTGAAGAACAATTAGGTTGCTATGAAGCTAGATGGTTTCTAGGTCAATGCTGTGGTAAAAACCGTTCAGACGGAAAGGATATAATTTTTAAAGAGGTAAAGGAGCAAAAAAGAAAAATGAAAGAAAATAAACACTCGTTAAAGATAAGTCGTAGTTGTGGTGATATTACCCTTGATGGTTATCCAATAGCTACATATTCGAATGATGAATTGAAGATTCTAAAGAACCTGCTTACACAGGTTTTGGGTGAAGTGAATGAATATATAAAAGACTAGGCGTATGAAAGAGTTTAAAGTTGGAGAAAGAGTAGTCTTGAAGATTACTGAAACCGAGGAAGAAACTTGCTATGGTTGTTTCTTTTTTGGCAATAGTGCTTGTGAAGTTTGGAAAAAATACCCATGCAGTCCTAAACTACGTAAGGATAATAAGAATGTAATCTTTGAAGAAGTTAAGGAATAAAGCGTATGAATAGATTAACTAAAGAGATAACGGCTACGTGGGGAAACACTATCCTTGTCGTAGGCTTATCTAATAAAGACGAAGTGATGTACGTCAAGTCAACAATAAGAGTGAAGCCAAAGAACAGAAAGCAAAAGAAGGAGTTCAAAAGCCAGTCTTATAGAATGAAAAAGGTTGCAAAAGGTGAGTATGAAGTAACAACATACTGCCCATTTAACGTTAAGCTATTCTCGAAGATAATGAGTCTTCTTGAAAAGAATGAGAATGGCGAGTTTTGGTTTAATATTGATAAAAAGTAAAGTGTATGGCACAGAAATATATTGAATGTGATATTGTTGAGTATGACAACAAAGTAATGGTTGTCAAAGAGCCAAGAGACGGAAGCCACTTTGACTTGTCTTGCCCGAAAGAAGGATTGGTGTACTGCTTTGTTGATGTTGATGAAATAAAGCCAATGCTCCTTACATCTGCCATTCTTAAGAAGAATGGATGGAGTAAGGGACAAATATACTTTAGGCATAGTCGTATTCCAAGAATTAAACTTTGCACAGACGGCGGAATCAGTTGGTCTGTTTCAATAAATGATGATATTATGGGAAGTTATATCAATTATGTTCATCAGTTGCAGCATATCCTATTTGCTTTTGGTATTGGAGAAGAAATGGAGGTGTAGGTATGCTTATAAGTGAATTTATTCAACAACTCCAAGACCTTTGTGATAATGAAGGTGATATGGAGATAGTGATGATAACAGATAATAATAGTTTGGGTAGTGAACCTCATCTTCGTAAATCATCATTTTACGACCAATTTCAAATTATTAACCGCCTTCGGGCATAAATAAGTAGTAATATGGACTTAACAAAAGAGCAGAAAGAAATATTTTCTAAAATCGCAGATATTAAACAGGTCATTCTGAAAAACCATTTTGATATAAGTGATTTGACAGAACAGTTGATTAGCACTCTTCCTTTCAAGGAAGGCGATATTGTGTTATATTATAAAGATGAGCCTTATATGGTTAGCAAGATTGAGCCTTGGGACGAAGGAATGGACACTGATCATACATATCGTTATTATGGCAATATACATCTGGTTCTTAACAAAATATGCAAGGATGGCCATCCATCTAGAAGAAACCAAGATACATGGCTATTAACTTCTACTGATATCGAGAAGTTTAAACTTGCAGAAGATGGCAAGACAATCCGTTTGTAACATAGTTTAGTAACCATCCTACAAAGGATATAAATAAGATAGTAATATGAATATAGACAAATTAGAAAGAGCTAACATTTTAGCAAAAAGCTTGATTCCTAAAGTAGATGAGCTTTTGAATATGTCTTCTCATTCGACAAACATCGCTCACAGTATTTATGGATTATCAGAAGGTGATGAAGAGTTTAAAAATAAATTCAAGCAGCTTCTGAATGAAACAAAACAGAGATTTCAGAAAGAGTTTGACGAGCTTTAGTAACTAACCACCCTCTCCTTGGCAACAGGGAGAGGGTAAAAAGAAGAGAATATGTTTTGGATATTTATGTCAGGATTAATGTGCTCTATATGCTCACTTGCTATAGGTACGTTATACGTAATGAAAGATGTTAGAGACAGAAAGTTGGTGTTACCAATTTATGTTATTCTAGGTTTTTGTGGCTTGTGTATAATGCTTCTATACACAATGGCTATTCAAGGAAGGGTTAATGTTTAATAAACAAAAGAAAAGAATATGAGATTAAGTGAATTTAAAGCAGGTACTATCTTAGTTGATGGTGATGACAAGGTGTTTATCCATGATGGCTTCATCAATGCTGATGGATATGGTGTAATTATCGGTGAGGATTCTGATGGAATGATTCAGAAATCCAATGGTATTGGCAATTGGATGAAAGAAGGTGTTTATCGTGAAGCTACAAGAGAAGAAATACAAAATTTCTTTGCCAAGATTCGCAAAACACAGAATATTATCAATTACTAAGGAGGATAAAAAAGAAAGTATATGGCTGGTATGGAATTTGGAAAGTGTGATATTTGTGGCAAAGAGGCTGCTTTATCACGTACATATTTTAAATATAGAATAGGTAGTTGTGAGTGTTGTAGAAGCAAATTGCGTGATGGCTCAAATGGGCATTTTGAGGTTGTACATCATTGCAACAAATGCGTTCCTCATTTACCTACAGTTATTCATCCTTTATTTAAGGCTTTAGATGGTAAAGTTTATAGAGCAAATATTACAAACGTTTTACCATTTGAAATTGAAGGTAATTTCATTATCGAAGAACCAGTAATTATGGAGGATAAGCAATGAGTAAAGTAAATGTCAAAGAGTCAATTCAGGAGATTGTAAAAGAGAATAATCTAGAGATACTAAAAATTGACCTTTGTGATGAGGGTGCATCAATAGCTAAAGCAGAAAGATTAAACCCGAATTACTGGGGCAAATTATATAGTACACTAGAATCTCTAGATTTTGAGGTAGAATCTATCTTTATGCATGATGAGGTTCGTGGTATGATCTACTGCCAAGATAAAGATACTAAAGAACCAGTATGGATAGAGTCTCGTGGTGATGAAGGAGGTTCTTGGTGGGAAGTTAATAGAGTCCCAGACTTTTATAAAGATAGGAAGAATAAACAATGAGTAAGGTAACTGCGATTAATGAAATCATTGAAAAGAAGAATCTTTTAAGAAAGTGTCAAGAAAAGCATGCTAATTACGTTAGTATTGATGCTATTCTTGTGTGGTTAGACAATATTAAAAAAGAGTTGGAGGATTGATTATGATAGGAGATATAATATTATTCTTAAAGAAATGGTGGAAGCAAAATATAACTTGTCACCATGAGTATGTCTATAAAGAATTTGGCAGAATCAATTTTGAAGAGTGTCGAAAGTGCGGAAGAATAAAAAATTACATAGGTTAAAATTGAGGAAGGTAAGCAATGAGTAAAGAAAAAGCTATCGAGAAAATACAATATGCTAAAATGCAAGTTGCTTCTGTATATGCATGTTCTGCTATCTTTGATGAAAAGACAGAGGTAATAGAAGGCAGACAGAAAGAACTTGAAAAAGCGATTGTCAATTTGCATGATGCAATTAAAGAGTTGGAGGATTGAGTATGACAAGAGAAGAAGTAGAAAGGAATATAGAAAAATGGCGAGAAATCGCCAGACCTTTTATGGATAAAAAAGACAAACTAAATGTAAGACGCGATGAGTTACTTCGAGAAATGGAACAACTTCAAGAAGACTATATTAAAGCCTTGCCTGTTAAAATCGGAGATAAGATTATGGATGAAGATGGGCGTGTGGGTTGGCTTTCCAAAATAGTTCCCTATCGTTCTCCATCGGAAAGGTTTATGAGAGCAACATTACAATTGACCCTCTTCTTCCATATGGAGAAAAAAGATGGTACTCGTGACACTCATGAGGTTTATGTTCATGGTCTCCCAATCAAACTATAACTAATATGACAAGAGAAGAATTACAAAATAAACATGGCGATGCTATCTGTGAGTATTGCAACAAGAACATTATTTCAGAATATAACATCGGCATAGGTTGGCTTTGCGAAGGTCAGTTTTGCGAGGAAGCACAAGATGGCTACGCAGCAGAAAATAACATAGAGTTGGAGGATTGATTATGATACAAAAACAGACATGGAAGGATGAAATCAGAATTTTAATAACTGATGAAGAAAATCATGGCTCTGTTCAAATATCTATTCCATTATATGTTAGTGATATTTTCGGCAAGGCTGATGCTCTAATATACGCTCTTTGGGTTGATGTTGTTTATAGAAGAAATGGTGTTGCACAACGCCTGTTACAACTCGCAGAACAACAGGCTAAGTTAAATGGGGTGAAGAAAATCGGATTGGAATTTGATAAAGATGAATCTGATAGATTTGTTCTAGATTGGTATCTCCGTAGTGGTTATAAACTATTTGATAAGAAAAGTAATTTATTAATTAAAAAATTGGAGGAATAGTTATGTCTTGGTTAGCAGTAGATAAAGGTGGCTGTGAACATATTTTTGCAGAAAAACCTTGCAGAAATGAAAGTAATACATTATGGATTTGCTCTGTCGTATATTTATATGGGCAGAGGTACGCAAATACCGGTTGCTGTTACCTTCCTAAAGGCAGCATCAAGAAGCTCATCGGAAGAGTGTTATCTTGGAATGATGAGCCAGTAGAACTTAAAGAAGATTGATATGGAAGAATTATTAAAGGCATTATTGGATGTATATATTCCAGTATTAAATGCTAATTGCAAGAAAACGTTTGCATTCTTAGATGAATACGTTCCTCCACCCACAAGGAAGGAGAGACGTAAATGTGAAAGAGAACTTAAAAAGAAGTTCCCTCTCGATTTCACGAAGTTTATAGAATCACATAGAACTTAAAGAAGAATAGTTATGAAAGAATATGTAATAACAGATGAGCTACGAGACAAAATCATCAAGTGGTTTAATAATATTGCCGAAGAAGCAGATGTTTTAACTACTGGTAATGTCTCACATAAAAAGGCAATGATTAAAGGAATGGCATCACGTTCAGCTGAGTTTGTTGAGAAATATAGTGTTGGCATTGCTGATGGTGCAAGTGATTTAAAATAACAGCTTATGAAAATAGAGAATATAAAATTCAAGGCAAAGAAGACCTTGGATGGAAAATGGATAAAAGGTGACTTGGTTCATCACAAAGATTCAGATAACGTCTGGATGACAGACTTTGAGAAACGACTGACATCACCAATTGATCCCTCTACCATCTGTCAGTTCACAGGTCTGACAGATTGCAAAGGTAAAGAAATTTGGGAACACGACCTTCTGCAAAGCCAAGAAACAAAGGGAATCTATGAGGTTGTTTGGCATGAAAACGGAGGTTTTGTTATTAAAGATTCAGTAGGTGGCGGATGTATGCCAACCTTCGTGGGTACAGCATTGCGACTTTTTAAACTTAAAGTTGTTGGCAAAAAATACGATAAGGAGGGCAAGGTATGATTTACAAAAAGGTACTAACGAGATACATTCAAGGAAGGCTGTCAGAATTGTCTGATGTTGACACTTATGAACCAAACAAGTTAGCATTAACTAATATGTTGTGGTTTCTTGGCAAGGTAACCAGTAATGAAATGATTGTTGCAAAGCTTAGAATCATGGTTGATGCAGACATTAAAAGAAAGAAATATCTAAGTAGATACGATGGTAATGAATCATTATATGATGATGAGTATTCCAAGGCTGTAAGCACTATTGGAAAGAAATGCTTGTCGTATTTACGAAACGCAAAAAAGGAGGTGCAAGATGAAAATAAGGCAAGCCAAGAAGATTTAGAAAAACCGGAATGATTATTGGTGGTCAAGAAGATATTGGTATAAGTTAGGATTTGACCAATTGCGTTCTAAAGACCATTGAATCACCTAGGCGATAAGTTTAACAAGAAAGAAGTAGCGTATGATAAAAATATTAGAAAAAGTATCTCAAAAACTGAATGCTTTAGCTGCTAAGGTGTTTAAGAAAGAGACTTATCCTTATCCTCCTCTTTCAAGAAGAGAACGAAGAAAGTTTGAACGTGGCAACATAAAAGCTGAGAAGAATATAGCGTTATGTCGTAGATGCATGAAGAACGCTCCTAGTTGGTGGTGTCCAGGAGAACGTTGCTATTTCTTCCCTTACCGAAAACACGTCTTATTTGGAGATAAAAAGAAGTAGCGTATGGGAATTTTATATATAAGTGTTAGTCTTATTTATATATTACTTGCTTGCTTAGACGGGGAAGATGTTAAGCCAAAATGGAAGCAATGGCTAGCTGACAAATTAGGCATCAAACCAAAGATAGAGGTTAGATACATAAAGCCACAAGTTATTAAGCTTCGTTCAAGAGTTGAAATGTCACACTTTGAAATGCAATACTATTGCCGTGACAAATCTGGCATGGAGCAATTGAAGAGAAGAGCAATAGAAAGTGTATACGATAAAATTCTTAAGGGAATGAAGACAAACGAATTGGTTTCCATTTCGCAATATAATGACATTTATAGTAATAACACTATTTATGAGGGGACATGTGAAATTTATAAAAACAAGTAGTATATGAAGATAAGACAAGCTAAGAAAATCTTGAATATGATGGCGAGAGGAACGGACACACGTTACTTCGATTCAAAATATACATTCAAGAAAGAGAGTAGATTCATTCCTAGATTAAAGAATCTCTATCAGAAAGCAACTATCAGATGGAATAAGGTAAATATGCCGAGTGCCAACGTTAGTTTGTTTCGTTCAATTTTGAGAACTTCAAAGGAATGCGGTCGTTGTAAACATTTTAATGGTATGTTTGCAGGAAGATGTACTAAACTACATAAGTATGTTGAAAGCAGCGATTGGTGTCATGGAACGTTTTTCCATAGAAAGTGAGGTTGACATGAAAATAAGACAAGCTAAGAAGATAATGAAGCAAGTCTATAAAACCCGATATTGGGCTTATAGGCAAGGCTATTATTGTGGCAAGAAGGATGCTGGAAAGCTAGCCGGAGACCATCGTTTGTTAAAGGCTATGCGTCTTACAAAGAAGTGGGAAAGTCGCAAGATGCGAAATGATGTGAATAAAATACTGGAGAAGAATCCGTTCAAACCGAGGGATCTTCAACGTAGTGCTTTAAGATTAATGAGATATTCAAGTTCAGGAAGCCCTTGATTAGGCTACATCGATTATCCATTCAATCGTCTGGAGCGGATTAGCCTCAGCCCCGAATGGAATTGGGAGCTACGTTAGGGATGAATGCATAGGCACGTCAGAATGTCCGTCCAAGTTCTGTCCTCTGCGGTTCGTGGTTAAAAGTGGCGAAAGCTGCGGTGCTGCGGACAAGAAACCATCCTATAACATTGGCGATGGGCGCACAACCACCTTTCGAGGTGAGATTTACACTTCTCATCCCTTCGGGGATGGGGGTGTTTATTGGATTATTAATTTTAATGGAAGAAAGGACTTCCGAAAGTTGAATAAGTTATGATAGACGATAATAAGTTAGTACTAGATATTCCAAAAGGAATGGAAGTGGATATTGAGAATTGTGATTTAAAAGCTGGTGTTATTAAGCTTAGAAAGAAAGTAATCTGCTATGCGGATGTCTTATCTGCTTTAGCAGATAAAGGTGTTTGTCCTGCCGACATTAAAGTTCCTGAAATGATTGCTGGAAAGATAATCGCATTAGCTAGATTAATGACTATAGCTAAGTACTATAATGGAGATTGGAAACCGGACTGGAATTCTAAAGAATATAAGCATAATATCATGCGGACCAGCGAATATGGTATTACTTCTTGTGGTAATTATAACGAAGGTGCAATTTACTTCAAGAACAAAGAAGATGCCCAAGCCGTTATTGATAATCCGAATTTCAGAAGCATTCTTGATGCAATCTATAAGGACTAAGGCTTATGAAGGAAATGTTCTTTAAGAGTGTAGAGTTCCGTGAAGTCCAGCATTTGGCATTTTCGGATGAATATATAACTGCATACGTATCGGTGAACCATGTTCCTAAGATACACCTAAGTGTAAATACACCTCGTGATGAATATGGGTTTGCGAAAGGTAAATCAAAGCGTTACTTTAGAGTGGGGTTTGGAAAATGGCTCACCGAACGAGCGTTTGTTAAGAAATATTTTAGTGAAGAATAAATGAATATAAAAAAGTCAGATATGGGAAATAAGATTAATGTAGCGGAAATCCTAAAGGATAAGCCGAAGGGTACTAAGTTGTATTCTGATATATGTTGTGGAGAATGTGTCCTAAACGAGGTCTCTGAAAATGCGATTTATGTTGATATGTATAATAAAGAGCGTTTTTGGTTTTTTTCTGTCTATGGCACGATTTATGCATTCCCGAATGGAGGAGTGTTGCTATATCCTTCTTATGAAATGCGTGATTGGCGCAAGTTCGCTTGGAAGAAGGGCGATGTGCTGGTTAACAAAGATAATAACTCGCATATTATCTTTGAGAAGTTTAACGATGATACATATACAACTTTTACAGGTAAGCTGTACTATCAAGCAACTAAAGCTGGATATTCTTATGCTCATACACGTAATATTGCTATGACACAAGACTTCGATATTGAAGAAGGTGATGCCGCTCAGACCTACATCAACACTATCGAGGAAAAGTTGGGCGGTAAACTGAATCGTGAGACCCTTGAAGTAGAGAAGACTCAACCAGAGTTCAAGGATGGGGATATAGTGGCAGTAGATTTATATAGAAAAAATATTAGAATCTTCAAAGAAAAGAAGAATGGAAATAATATTTGTTGGGGCAAGTATTATATTGGTTTTAGTTTTAATAATGAGGGAAAACTGATACAAACATTTAAAAACTACACAGCTGATTGTAGTTCAGACCGTCTTGCCACTGAAGAAGAGAAGCAGCAACTCTTTGATGCCCTCGCCAAGGAGGGCAAGGCTTGGGATGCTGAGAAGAAAGAAGTTGTTGGCTTGAAGCCAAAGGTTGAGTTCAAGCCTTTTGATAAGGTGTTGGTTAGAGATAATGAAGATGATATATGGGAAGTAAGTTTGTTTGGTTATAAAGATGAACTCTACTATAGATGCGATAATGGTATCCCTTGGATTCAGTGTATTCCTTACGATGGCAATGAACACTTGCTTGGAACTACAAATAATGTGGAGGGTTAGATATGTTAAATGATAAGAAAATAGAAGAAGTTGCAAAGCAACATGCGGCTGGAGCCTTTATTTCCGAATATTGGCAAGCTTGCTATAAAGAAGGTTTTGTGGATTGCGCTAAATGGGTGCAAAAAGAATTTTTAAAGGATTTGTGGCATCCTGCTAGCGAAGAGCCAAAGCGTCATAGTTACATCATGTTTAAAACCACTAACAATAATGGATTCGGAACAGAATACATAGATTGTAGTTGGAAAGCTATAGCCAGATGTCTTCAAATTACTCAATGGCTTTATATTGATGATTTGCTCCCAAAGAAAGGAGGTGATGGCAAATGACCGATGCAGAATTTAATAAGTTTGTACTTGTATTAGAGAACGAGGCGTTTCGGTTTTCAAGAAGTCAAAAAGAATTTAAGGAACATCGAGTAGTGATAGAGCAGTCTTTCAAGATAGGAGGGCTGTTCATTCTTCGAGAGTTGGAAAAGTATTTTAATCAAAAGAAGTAAGCTTATGAAAAAAGTTTCCTTGACTGATGATGGCTTTTGCATCACCTAGTGTATATCGGCTTGTCTTGTACCTATACAGGTCGTGGTTATATAATTGAGAAACTTAAAGATTAGTAAAATGGAAGCAAATGATTATTTGAAAGCCATGCAAGCTATGGATGAATTGGATAGACTTGTAACTAGTGTTTATCCGGATAAGTTCAAGTTGGTCTGCAAGAAGCATGGAATAGATGAATGCGAGGCGATGAATATGTATTCGTACTTGCAAAAGATGCATAAAGGTCAGTCTTGGTTAGTTAGATTCAAGCCATTGGAATATCTAGAGCGTGTATTAACACTAGCCAAAGAAGCTTATGCGTCTTACATGAACAACGGCTTGATTCTAAGTATGGTCAATTTTGGTGATAAGTACACAAGAATACTTGTAATCTTTGAGAAAGATGGCGTGAGAAGCCAACAGGAATTTGACCTTAGAGAGCAAAGAACATATGTTGATATAGCGGACTTTATTGGAAATGGTTATTCCATCGTATCTGTTATCCGTCAGTCTGACAATGTTGACACCGAAAAGTTTGTTGGAGAAAAGGATGAGCAAAGTCATAGTATTCCTATTTACGATGGTGATGTAATGCTTTGTTACGTGAATAAACCGGAATTTTGGAGTTCCGATTGGCGTAATAGCGGACTTTATATTTGTGAGAGCGGCTCATATCATAGATTGCTATACACCCCGAATAAGGGTTACGTAAGACATGGAGAGCCTGATGTAGATGAAGACTTCACCCTTGATATTGAGGAAGAATCCTTCAGTAGTTATGTTATGACTTTAGACCAGTCTTGGTATAAGTTGGGTAATGTTTATGCAGGTATAGGCTTTTTGAAGGAGAAAGAATAGAAGAGTAAAAGGAGAGGAATATCATTTCCCCTCCTTTGCCTTAATCTCAAGCTCGATAGGCTTGCCACAATGAGGGCAGATGATAGCCGGAGATTGCGGAATGGATGGCTGCTCTGATTGTAGCTCCTTTGGTGTCTCCTTGTAGAATAGCCTCCAAATTGGCACATCTAGGATTTCGGCAATACGTACCAATGTATCAAACGATGGGTTCGCTTTATTATTAATAATGTATGATACCGATGTTTGAGCCATACCAAGAGCCTCTTGTAAGGTCTTTGACATGATGCCTTTTTCTTTCATTACCTCTTTAATATATAGAGGCACATTGCTTTTCTTGTAATTCATATACGATACTATCTAATGTTTTTGAGTGCAAAGATACGCAATTATACGATATAAATGTATTAAAATCTGTAAAAATACGACTACTTATTATAAATAAGCGTTAAATATTAGATTAAATCGTAAGTTTTAGGCAAAAACATTTGGAGGGTATAAGATAAAATCGTATCTTTGCAGTGTCTTTAAGAGATAAAGGCTTTAAAGTTTAACTATTAATTGCTGTTATGCAGCCGAGTCGGCACTCGTAAAACGGTTTGAGGATATGACTACTTCAATTAAGAACAAGATGAGAAAGGTAATGCAGTTGGCACATAGAGCCTATCAGTTGAAATCAAGTTCAATGTCATGGGTTGAGTGCTTGAAACAGGCTTGGCAGGTCGTAAAACTTGAGGCAGCGATGAAGACCAAGGTGGTAGAGTTCTTCTTCATGAAGATGAATGGTGAGGTAAGACAAGCCTTTGGTACTCTCCTTCAGAGTCACATTGACTATACTCCAAATGGTACAGGGCATGCAGCATCAAGAGATTGCATCCGCTATTGGGATGAAGAAAAGGGCGCATGGAGACAATTCAAGGCTTACAACTTCTTGCGAGTTGCATAAAGATATATACACGTTCTAAGGTGTTTGGCAAGGCTTTAATAGGGGTGAGCCTTTAATCACCCCTTTAGTTAAGGACTTTTAAAGTATTTGAGATATGGAGACAATCGCTAAGTGTTTGAAAGAAGTGTTCTACAAAGGGCATCATATTACCAAGGTGGAGGACGTATTTGGTCAGGTATCCGTTCGCATTGATAATGTAGTTGAACCGGACTACATAAGCATAGCCGAGGCGAAACGAGTAATCAATGGTAAAGCTCCAAAGTGGTTTAATGATGGCTATATGTGGGACGAAGCCAGTAAGAAGGTCGTAAAAGACCCTAACGCTTTCCGATGGGAGGAGTAAGAAAAGATAAGGTAAAGAACTTAATACAATTGATTATGGAAAAGTTTAATGATGGCAATTATGTATTCGAGACAACAAACGAGTTTCCGGATGGCTATGAGATTTGGGCGATTGGTCGAAGAAATTTCAAGCACAAAGGCTACGTACCATTGTGTGAGGTCGATGAGAGCCGCTACGTCAAAAGAGATACCTTGAAGGCTTTGAAAGTCAAGGATGAAGCATTAGCTTTGACTTTGCTCTCTGAAGCCGTTAAACGAGGTGTTAACAAGAAGAAGTATAACATAATGATTAATGCAAAAGAAAATGGATGAGAATTTTCTGAATGTGCTCTATATCGAGCACACGGATAAAATAGGCGTTCTAAAGGACGATAAGGACGAAAGGGTATCAGTTATCCGTGGGACGGACAAAACGCTTGTAGAACGCAAGAGAGAGGGCAAAATGTATCTTCTTGTACCTTTGGCAAAGTACCACACATTTGTCTGCAAGGGTAATAGTATTGATGTGGATGGTGAGCATATCAAGAGTGAAATCTTCTTCCGTAAGGATGGTGCTCAGTGGATTGAGATTGACAAAGAAACGTTATTTAAGGTTGCGTAAGGAATTAGGAGGTTTAAGCTATGAAACTATATGTAGTAATATCTTCATACCAACATGGATTGGGTGAAGCAGTGGAGGTTGACGCAGAAGTCTTATCTACCATAGATAAGGCAAGAAAAGCGATAAGACACAAAGGGATGAACACTTTGGAGAATTACAAGCGAGTTTTGAATTGCGATGATTATCTATGCAATATCTCAGATTCTTTCTTCCATATCTCAGACAGCGAAGGAGAAACGTGGGATAATTTCGACATCGTGGAACAAGAATTAAAATAATAAAGCTATGAAGATTGATGTTATTAAAAATATTTTAGAAGATGCGAAGGTGTGTGGTCACCTTGCGACAATTACACTTGTAAATGGGAAGGTATCTCATGTAAACTTTAGTAAGCATATAAAGACGTTTACTGCTACAGATGATATTATCTTAGACGAGGAGAGACATCTTGTGACAATAATTGATACGGATGGAAGTAGAGACTACATTGATAGCGATTCCATCATTCGCATATTTAGCAAAGAAGGTTTATAATAATTGATTAGATAAGAATATGGATGCTGGTCATGTGAATGTGATATTGGGCGAAGCCGAGAATAAAGGTCTTAGAGGAAATATCAACTTGGTAGGTGGAGCAAAGATAAGTTTCGACTTCAATAGTATTGGTGGTGAAACCTCTTTCAATTGCAATACAAAGAACAGAACACTTATGATTGGGAGTGGAAGTACAGTAGTCTTTACACGTAAATATATTGATTGCAACTCTATCCAGTATATTGAAGTGCTTGAGCGTACAAACTAATTATAGGAGACAAGAATATGGATGTACTAGATTATTATGAGGTTGTCACCTCAAAGATTTTCAAGTTGGAAAGCATGAACGAGGGGCTTGTATTGATAGCACCGGAGCAGGAGGTGGATGGTATCCGTTCCTTGATGGTAGGATTATATGTTCCTGAGCATGAACGATACAAGATGTACACTTTCCGTTCATCTATGAACGAGGGTGAACTTGGAGACAAGTACAAGGCGATGGTCGGCTCAATGGATGTGCTAAAACCGGATTGGGACAGAATAATCGAGTAGGAGGTAAACACTAATCATAGGTGTTTATCTCCTATTTTCGTGTTTACCGACCTCTCACACCACCGTACGTGCGGTTCCGCATACGGCGGTTCCTATTTT